CTACTGCAATTGGTATTGGTGCTGCTACTGGAACAGCAACAATTAATAATGCTACAGTAACGTTAGCCAATGCTACATCGGTAAACGTTAATGGTGCCAATCCAACTTTGGCATCATCATCAACAGGTACGTTAAATTTATTCAATACCAATATAACTTCTGTTAATGCTTTTGGTGCTGCCACTGCTCTCACAATAGGTGCAGTAACTGGAACTGCTACAATTCGTAATCCAACAACAGTATTTTCTGGTGATATTAGGGTTAATGGAAATGATATTCTGGATAGTGGTGGAACTGCTGCAATTACTTTTGATGGATCTGGAAATACTACAGTTACTGGCAACTTAAATGTAAACGGATCTACAACTCAAATCAATACAACAACATTGACTATTGAAGATCAATTGATTGAGCTTGGTAGGGTAGATGGCGCAGCACCAGTATCGGATTCAAATAAAGATCTTGGAATGTTATTACATTATTATGATACTGCAGCAAGATTAGGTGCTGTTTATTGGGATGATTCTGTAAATAGGTTGGTACTTGCTCAAAGAGTTACAGAATCTACTGGAGTTTTAACTGTAGATTCTGGATATTATGCAGATGTTGAATTTAAAGGATTGTATATTACTGATACTGCTGGAACTGCAGATGCAGTTATTTCATATGCTACTATTGGTGGAGTAACTACAAGACACTTGCAAAATATAACTGTAGATGGCGGTACGTTCTAAATAATTGATTAATTGGAGTTAAATTATGGAAGATATTGATTTTAATACTTTTATTTCAGTTTACCAAAAAAGATTGAATGATTCAATCACACAATCAATTGCTTTTGAATCTAGAGTAATTATTTTAACTCAAAAAATAAATTCTTTAACTAAAGAATTAGAATCTTTAAAATCATCTAGATCAAGAAAAAAAACTGAAGATTTTTCATAAATATAGAAAAAAGTATTAATAATGGCAATACCATCTTCACGACAAGGACTTATTGATTATTGTCTCAGGAAGCTTGGAGCTCCTGTATTAGAAATTAATGTTGATGAGGATCAAATAGATGATCTTGTGGATGATGCTTTGCAATATTTTCAAGAAAGACATTTTGATGGAGTAGAAAGAGTATACCTAAAACATAAAATTACTCAACAAGAAGTAGATAGAGGAAAGGGTAAAGATATTAGTAGTCCAGTTGGAATTATTACAAGTACTGGAACGTCAACAGTTGGAGTTTCTGCTACATTTCAATTTGAAGAAAATGGAAGTTTTTTACAAGTTCCAGATAGTATTATGGGAGTTAATGGTATTTTTAAATTAGATACAAGTAGTTTATCTACAGGTATGTTTAATGTTGCATATCAAATTTTCTTAAATGATGTTTATAACTTTACATCAATTGAACTTTTGCAATATGCTATGACTAAAAGTTATCTCGAAACAATTAACTGGATTATTAGTCCAGATAAAGCAATTAGATTTAACAAAAGACAAAATAGATTATATATTGATATGAATTGGGGAGCTACAATGGTTGATGAATATATTGTCATCGATTGTTATAGAATTTTGGATCCAAATGATTTTCCAAAAGTTTGGAATGATTATTTTGTCAAATTATATTTGACTGCATTGATAAAAAAACAATGGGGACAAAATATGATGAAATTTACTGGAGTTAAACTTCCTGGTGGTGTTGAATTAAATGGAAGACAAATGTATGAAGATGCAATTCGTGAATTAGAAGAAATTAGATTAAGAATGAGTACAGAATTTGAAACACTACCTTTAGATATGATAGGTTAATCAATGACATTAAATCCATTTTTTCTTCAGGGAAGCAAATCTGAACAAAATTTAATTCAACAATTAATTAATGAACAACTTCGAATGTACGGAGTTGAAATTATTTACATGCCAAGAAATTACATTGGATCTGCTAAAGTTATTCGTGAAAATGTTCTTGCAAAATTTGATGATAATTATGCAATCGAAGCATATGTTGCTAATTATCAAGGATTTGGTGGAGCAGGAGATATTCTTACAAAATTTGGTGTTCAATCAAAAGATGAACTTAATTTAATTATTTCAAAAGAAAGATATGAGGATTTTATTTCTCCATTTTTAATTGTCGATCCAGATATTCCTCTAGCAACCAGGCCAGTAGAAGGAGATTTAATTTATTTTCCACTTACAGATGTAATTTATGAGATTAAGTTTGTAGAACATGAAGTTGAATTTTATCAACTTAATAAAACATATGTCTATGAACTTCGATGCGAAGCATTTGAATATGAAGATGAAATTATTGATACGGGCATTGATGAAGTTGACGATAATTTTATAAATCGTGGATATTCAGTAAAACTTACTCTTGTTGGTATTGGTTCAACTGCAACCGCAATCACTTCACTTAGAAGTGGATCTATTTCAGATATTTACTTAAATAGTAATGGGTATAATTATACTAGTTCTCCAACAATTGCAATATCAAATTCTCCTGTTTCTGGAGGAAATGCAAGTGGAAGAGCTTTAATAAAATATAATAATCAAACTGGAAAATATTATGTAGATGAAGTTTTGATTACAAATCCAGGATATGGATATAGTCAATCACCAATCATTAGATTTATTGGCGGAGGAGGAACAGGAGCTGCTGCAACTTCTGGAATTAGTACTGATAATTCAGTGGGAATTATTACAATTACATCAGGCGGATCAAATTATGTTATAAATCCAACAGTTACATTTATTGGTAATGTTGGAGTTGGAACTTCAGCAACAGCAATTGCATATATAACATCAGGCATTGTCACTTCTATTGTTTTAACAAATGCTGGATTTGGATATACCGAAACTCCAACTATTATAGTTGGAGATCCTGCAGGAATTGGAACAGGAAACTTTACTCCTTTAGAAACTGTTGTTGGATCATCTTCAAGTGCTACGGCACTTGTCAAACATTGGGATTATGATACTAAGATTCTTCATGTTTCCAATCTTTCCAATAAGTTTAATATTGGAGAAATTATTGTTGGATCTGCAACTACATTAATGCACCCTGGAATAGGATTTACTGGATCTTATGTTATTGCTAAAATTGAAGAGTCTCATGATTTAGATCATGAATTTATTGATTCTTACAATCAAAATCAAGAATTTGAAGAACAGGGGGACTTAATTCTTGATTTTGATCAACTAAATCCATTTGGAGAATACGGAAACATGGGGGATAGATTCTAATGTTAGGAAATTATTTTTATCACGAAATATTAAAGAAAACTACAATTGGTTTTGGAACACTTTTTAATAATATAAGAATTGTTCATAAAGATGATAATGGTAACGATCAAAGTATCATGAAAGTTCCTCTTGCATATGGACCGATTCAGAAATTTTTAGCAAGATTAGAACAGCAACCAGATCTTTCTTCAAAGCAAACATTAACTCTTCCCAGAATGTCTTTTGAGATGAAGAGTTTGCAATATGATCCAACTAGAAAAACTTCAATTACTCAAACATTTAATGCATCAAATGATGGAAATGCTGTAAAAGTTTACATGCCAGTTCCATATAATATTGGTTTTGAATTGAGTATTATGACAAAATTAAATGAAGATGCACTTCAAATTATCGAACAAATTTTACCTTATTTTCAACCATCATTAAATATTACTATTAATTTAATAAGTTCGATTGGAGAAAAAAAAGATATTCCAATTGTTTTAGAAAATATTCAATTTCAAGATAATTATATTGGTGGATTTGATGAAAAAAGAACATTGATTCATACTTTGAATTTTACAGCAAAAACTGCATTATTTGGCCCAGTTGCAAATTCAACTGATGGTTTGATCAAAAAAGTTCAAGTTGATTATTCTATGAATGAACAAAGAAGAAGAGAAATGAGATATACAGTTACTCCAAAAGCATTACAAGATTATAATAGTGATCAAACAATCAATAGTGTTGATGATGAATTAATTCCATTCGGAGATGATTTTGGATTTAATGAAACTACATCCGAATTTGTAGATTATAAAGTTTATAGTACTTCACAAGGTATTGATGTAGATCCATGAGTAAATCATTTAATAAAATTGGTGAAGCATTAAATGTAGAAACTTCCATTATGAAAAAGGAAGATAAAATTAATATTGCAAAAAAACCTTCCAATCAACAACAAGATGATTATGAATACACAAGGGGACAACTTTACAATTTAATTGAAAAAGGACAAATGGCTGTTGATGGTATTTTAGATGTTGCAGAAAATTCCCAACATCCAAGAGCTTATGAAGTTGCTGGACAATTGATTAAAAATTTAGGAGATGTGACTGATAAGTTGATGAATCTTCATAAGAATATGAAAGATCTTGATAATAAGTATCAAGGCCCCAATAATGTCACAAATGCATTGTATGTTGGTTCCACCGCTGATCTTCTTAAGACGATCAAGCAGCAGAGTAATACAACTGATAAGAAATCATAAATAACATTACAGGTTTTTTAATTTAAATGTTAGAACATTGTGGGTGTACGCCAGCTAAATGCAATAAGACACCAAAAGGTAAAATGTGCCCTAAACATGGAATTGATGACTGTTCTATGAAAGAAGAAAGAGATCCTAAGGGCCCAGTCAAACCATATAAGTCACCTGAAGAGATTGCAAAGAAACATAAGGTTTCTTCAGATACAATCGCGAAACAGGTGAAGATGGGCACCAAAGTTGAAGGTGAACATACTACAAGTAAGTCGGGTGCAAGAATCACTGCACTCCAACATGTTGATGAAAAACCAGATTACTACACTCGTTTGAAAAAAGTAGAACAAGTAAAGGAGGGTAATCTTCATCAGTGGTTCAAAGGATCGAGATCTAAGGATGGAAAGCCTGGTTGGGTAAATGTAGTGACTGGTGGAACCTGTGCAAGTGATGAATCAGGAGAAGGAACGCCAAAGTGTGTCTCTTCATCAAAAAGAACAAGTATGACAAAGTCAGAAAGATTATCTGCATCGAGAAGAAAGAAATCAGCAGATCCTGGACAACAATTAAAGTCAGGAGCTGCAAAACCAACATACGTCTCAACTGATGTTAAGGAAGGTTGGAGTGATAAATATAAAAGATCTATAGATTGTGATAATCCTAAAGGATTTTCTCAAAGAGCTCATTGTCAAGGAAAAAAGAAAATGCAAGAAGGAACAGACGCAAAGAGTAAAGGTAGTGGTAAAAAAGACGCCTGTTATAATAAGGTAAAGGCTCGTTATGATGTTTGGCCTAGTGCATATGCATCTGGAGCACTTGTCAAGTGTCGTCAAAAAGGTGCTAAGAACTGGGGTAATAAGTCTGAAGAGTTTTTTCCAGAGGATCATAAGGAAATTGCTTCTGGAAAGAAGAAAGATGAAGAAGGATATATGTCAAGAGTTGAATTTGATCAAATTGAAAGATCAATTAATATTTTAAGAAGTAAAATTAAAAAAAGTGATCAGCAGATTCCTGCTTGGGTTCAATCAAAGATTACCAGAGCAGCAGACTTTATTGATACTGCAGCAGATTATATGTCAAGTGAAGAAGAAGTTTCTGAAGCTTGCTGGGTTGGATATAAACAAGTTGGTATGAAGAAAAAAGTAAAGAGAATGGTTCCTAACTGTGTCAAAGAAAATATTGATAAGATTCAACAATATGGAAGAACTTATACAATTATTTTAACCTGGCACGGATCAACTTATAAACTTCAAATCTTCTTCTCAACTCCCACAATTCCATCCAGAAAAGAAGTTGAAAGTGCAATCAATAAAGTATATCCAGGTGCATTATTAAATGCATATATGCCTTCAAGAATTGATCCAACTAAACCAATGGTTCTTGCAAGAGAAGAAAATGAAATTGAAGAAGCAGTTCTTGGTAGATACAAAGAAGATAGAGGTGGTGTAAAAACACTTAGAAGCTCTTCAGAAAGAACAAAACCAAAAAAATCAACTTCAAAATTAGAAAGTCCAAAGATTACTATACTAAAGACTAGAGGCCCAAGAAAAGGTGAAGCGACTGCATCTCAAGTCCAAGGATGGAGAGGTACTGATAGAACTAATACAAATCGTAAAGGGCAGTCAACACCGCAAGCAAAATCAGTAAAAGAAAATTTTGTAGATGAATCTCTTGCAATTGTTTTTGATCCAGATAAAGAAAAAAGAAGAAAGAATTATCTTCTCAATATTGGAGTAATTGGAGAAACTGAAGTTACAAAAAAACCAACAATAGAAGAGGTTGCTGCTTGGCAAAGAAAAGCGGGAAAGCACCAAGCGGCGGACTGAATGAAAAGGGCCGTCGCAGTTACGAAAAAGAAAATCCTGGTAGTGATTTAAAATCACCTTCAAAAAAAGTTGGAAATCCACGCAGGGCATCATTTTGCTCTCGTATGAAAGGTATGAAAGATAAACTAACCTCGGCAAAAACTGCACGGGATCCCGATTCAAGAATTAATAAATCATTGAGAGCATGGAATTGTTAATATGTCAAATGAATTATCCGATTTCTTTAAATTAATTTCTGAAGAAAAAACAAAAAAGAAAAAAGAGTTTGAATCTTTAGTTGGAGATTTAGGATTAGATAATTTATTTGAACAATTTTCCGATTTAAAAAAAGAAGAAAAACATAAAAAAAAGATAGTTGAAAACCAAGCAAAAATATTTGAAAGTTTCTTATATTCTGAACCAGGAGAACTAGAAGAAAAAATAATAGAAAAATTAGAAGAAGAAATAATTTTAGAACCTGAAGAAACTTTAATTGAAGAAGAAACTTTAATTGAGAAGTCTTTAGGACTTCTTGCAGAACCATCAAATGTTAAACAACAAAATGATCCACTTACTCCACTAGATCAAAAGTTTGCAACACTTGATGATTTGCAAAAGCATTACAGCACTTTCCTTTCTCGTATTCAACAACAACTCTCCACATTAGGTGGAGGTGGTGAAACTAAATTAAGATATTTGGATGATGTTGTAGGTGTTGCAACAAATTCTGGTGTTTATAATTCAAAATTTTTACAATGGAACTCAACTACAAATAAGTCTGAGTTTGTAACTATTAATTCAGAAAACATTGTTGGTATTGTTACTGGATACTATGGTAACTTCTTTGATACCACAACACAAAATGTAGTGGGCGTCAATACATATCAACCAGTTATACTAAACACAACGGACCTTTCAAATCAGGTATCAATAGCAAATAGTTCTCATATTGTTGTTGCAAATAGTGGTGTTTATAATATTCAATTTTCATTACAGATAGATAAAACACAAGGTTCTGGCGCACACATTTATATTTGGTTGAAAAAAAATAATATCGATGTTTCAAATAGTGCAACAGAATTAGCAGTTCAGGGAACCAGTTCAGAAATTGTTGCTGCTTGGAATTTTGTAGTGCAATCTGAGGCAAATGATTATTATGAACTTATGTGGAGTGCTACTGATCCACATATAAGATTAAAGGCAGTATCTGCAAATGGGGTTGTTCCTGCAATACCATCAGTTATTGTGAGTGTAGTATCAGTGTAACCAGTTTGGTTTGATTGTAAAGAATTATTGTAAATAGTAATGATTACTTCTATAAATTATATTAGGAACTTATAAAAATTATGTCCGATAACATCTACTTAGGTAATCCCAACCTTAAGAAAGCAAATGTTTCAATTGAATTTAGTGAGGAACAAGTCAATGAAATCCTTAAATGTAAAAATGATCCAGTTTATTTTGCAAGAAATTATATAAAAATTGTTTCATTGGATGAGGGTTTGGTTCCCTTTAGCATTTATCCATTCCAAGAAAAGTTAGTAAGGAATTTTCACGAAAACAGATTTAATATCTGTAAGATGCCTCGACAGTCAGGTAAGTCAACTACTTGCGTATCTTACTTATTACATTATGTCGTTTTCAATGCTAACGTAAACGTAGGTATTCTTGCTAACAAAGCTTCAACAGCAAAAGATCTATTAGGAAGATTGCAACTTGCATATGAAAATCTTCCTAAATGGATGCAACAAGGTGTAATGGTTTGGAATAAAGCATCTTTAGAATTAGAAAATGGTTCAAAAATTATTGCAGCATCCACATCAGCATCTGCTGTTCGTGGTATGTCATTTAACATCATTTTCCTTGATGAATTTGCTTTTATTCCAAATCATATTGCAGATGATTTCTTCAGTTCAGTATATCCAACTATTTCATCGGGTAAAACAACTAAAGTTATCATTGTATCTACACCTAAAGGTATGAATCACTTCTACCGCCTCTGGCATGACGCCGAGAGGGGTAGAAACGAATATATTCCCACAGATGTCCATTGGAGTGAAGTTCCTGGTAGAGACGCAAAATGGAAGGAGCAAACGATTGCAAATACTTCACCACAACAATTCCAACAAGAATTTGAATGTGATTTTCTAGGTTCATCTGATACGTTAATTTCTTCATCAAAATTAAAATCAATGGTTTTTGATGATCCAATCAAATCAAATAAAGGATTGGATCTTTATCAGGAACCAATAGAAGATAGAAGTTATATTATTACTGTTGACGTAGCAAGAGGAGTTGAAAGTGATTATTCAGCATTTGTGATATTTGATATCACAGAATTTCCATGGAAAGTTGTAGGAAAATATAGGAATAATCAAATTAAACCTATGCTTTTTCCTAGTATAATTGAAGATGTTGCAAAAGCCTATAATAAAGCTTATGTACTTATAGAGATTAATGATATAGGAGAACAAGTAGCAAATATTCTACATTTTGATTTGGAATATGATCATATTCTTATGTGTGCAATGAGAGGACGTGCTGGACAAATTGTTGGACAAGGTTTTTCTGGAAATAAATCTCAACTTGGATTAAAAATGTCCAAGACAGTAAAAAAAATTGGATGTTCAAATTTAAAAACTTTAGTTGAAGATGATAAATTAATTTTTAATGATTATGAAATTATTTCAGAGTTGACAACTTTTATTCAAAAAAACCAATCATTTGAAGCAGAAGAAGGTGCAAATGATGACTTGTCAATGTGTCTTGTTATATTTTCTTGGTTAGTTGTTCAACCTTATTTTAAGGAGATGACTGAAAATGATGTTCGTAAAAGAATTTATGAAGAACAAAAAAATCAAATTGAACAAGACATGGCTCCTTTTGGATTTATTATAGATGGAGTAAATGATCAAGAAAGTAGTTTTGTAGATGATTCTGGAGATGTTTGGAAATTAGATGAATATGGTGATCGTGCATATATGTGGGAATATACCTAATGGATATTGAAGAAAATTTTTCATTAGAACATTTATTATTTTCTACCAGAAAGTGTAGGGTTTGTGAAAAAGAAAAGGATTTACTTACAGATTTTTACATCACTCGTAAAGATAGAAATGTCTACCCCTCTTCATATTCGTATGAATGCAAATCATGTACCATTGAAAGAATTATAAAATCCAGAAAATCTTCATTCAAAATTATTGAATGGGAATATCCTGACTGGTAAAACTTGTTCACACATTGTTTCCCCGATGTAAAAATTCAAAATAATAAATATCTTATAGATTAAATGTTTTATCAGAGGTAGATAAACATGTCTTTAGGACTCGGTTTGGTATCACCAGGAATTACCATAAGGGAAGTTGACTTAACTACAGGATCTACTTTAGGTGCTGGTCCTTATATTGGCGCTATTGCTGCTCCATTTGCAAAAGGATCAGTAGAAGAAGCAACACTAGTAAGAAATGAGAATCAATTAATTGATATTTTTGGAAAACCAGTAAATATAGATAATCAATGTGATTATTATCATGTTTCAGAAGCTTTTCTTTCATATGGCGGATCTTTAAAAGTTATAAGATGCGATGATAGTAATTTGAAGAATTCAAATGTTGGTGTTGGAAGTACAACATCAATAAGTTTAAAAATTAAAAATCTTGATGATTATAGAGAAAATGCATCAGATTCTGTTGATTGGGAATGGGCATCTAAAAATCCAGGAACTTGGGCAAATGATTTAAAGATATGTGTAATTGATGACTTTGCAGATCAAACAATTAGAACTGTATCGACAGGAAGTTTAACTGTTGGAATGGCGGTTACATGTCAATTATCAGGTTCTAGAGTTAATATTGGAGTAGGTGTAACATCGTCTTGGAATACGGGTACGGTTTTGGAAGGAACATTAGTTTCAAAAACTTCAACTTCAATAAATGTCAAGTGGAATACTTATACATCAAATGGTAGTGGAGTTTCCACATTTGTTGAATATAAACAGGGAAGTAATTTCGAAGTAAAAACTACAGATGGAACTATCTGGGCATCTTCCTATGATTTAGGAACAGCATCTGGAAAAACAATTGTTGATTGGTATGATCAACAAAGAGTAGATGTTGATAATGTAAGAGTTTATTGGAAATCAATTGCAAAAAAACCAGTTTCTAGTTCATTTACAAAAAATAGAGGATCATATAATGATTCATTCCATGTCGTAGTCATAGATGATACTGGAAAACTAACAGGTACTGTTGGATCTATTTTAGAAAAATTTGTTTCAGTATCAAAATCTAAAAATGCTGTTTTATCATCAAAATCATTATATTATAAAGATTTAATTGCAAATGAATCTGATTACATTTATGCAGGATTTCCAAGAACTGGAGTTAGATCAAAAGCTAGTCAAGATCTTTCTGATGGACTCTGGGGATTAGATGCTTCTTCTGGACTTTATTATAATGTAATTGGAAATAAAACTTTCATATTAACTGGTGGACAAAATTATACTAATGGTGGTGGATATCAAGCAACTTTAGAAGGTTTGACAAGTGCATATAATAAAATTTCAAATACTGAAGAGCAAAGTGTTGATTTCCTTCTTTGTGGGCCGTCTTTAAATTCCGCAATTGAAACACAAGCAAAAGCAAATTATTTGATTGATATTGCAGAAACTAGAAAAGATTGCATGGTGACAATTTCACCATTTAAAGGTGATGTAGTTGGAGTTACAGATTCTGAAGATCAAACTCAATCAATTGTTGATTTCTTTAATGGAATTGATTCAAGTTCTTATGCAGTATTTGATTCTGGATACAAACAAATTTTTGATAGATTTACAAATAAATTTAGATATATTCCTTGCAATGGTGACATTGCAGGATTGATGGTTAGAACTTCAACACAAGCAGATAGTTGGTATTCTCCAGCTGGTTCTTTTAGAGGAACATTGAGAAATGCAATTAAACTTGCATACAATCCAAATCAAGAACAAAGAGATAGACTTTACATCTCAAGAGTAAATCCAATTATTTACTCACCAGGATCTGGAACAATTTTATTTGGAGATAAAACTGCTCAAACATTTGAATCTGCATTTAATAGAATTAATGTTAGGAGATTATTCTTAGAAATGGAAGATACTATTTCAAGAATTGCAAAATCTTTCCTTTTTGAATTCAATGATGAGTTTACAAGAACTTCATTTACTTCTCAAGTTGATCCATATTTGAGAGATATTCAATCAAAAAGAGGTATTACTGAATACGTACTTGTTTGTAATGGTACAAACAATACTCCTGATGTGATTGATCGTAATGAGTTTGTTGCAGAAATTTATGTAAAACCAGCTAGATCAATCAACTTCATTGGATTGACTTTTGTAGCCACCAGAACTGGTGTTGCTTTTGAAGAAGTAATTGGTAGATTCTAATCTTATACGGAGATAAAAAACAATGGCTAATCAGAACATTCCACTAAGAAATCGAACATTAGACTCCTTTAAGTCAAAACTTACTGGTGGTGGCACAAGACCAAATCTTTTTGAATGTGTAATTCCAGTTCCTTCATTTGCAGTACCTTCTGGAGTTAGTGATTTTAATGATAAATTGAGAATGCTTGTGAAAACTGCTTCTTTACCAGCTTCAACTTTAGGAACAATTCCTGTTCCTTTTAGAGGAAGAGTTTTAAATATTGCTGGTGATCGCACATTTGATGCATGGACAATTACAGTTATTAATGATACTGATTTTGCAATCAGAAGAATGGTTGAAAAATGGATGAATGGGATTAACAAACATTCAGATACTTCTGGATATATTAATCCAAATACATATCAAAAAGATATTATAGTTCATCAACTTGGAAGAGCTCCATTTGATGTTGGAGATACCTCAAGTAATGTTCCTATTTTAAGAACATATAAAATGTATGGTGCATTCCCAACAGAAGTAAGTGCAATTGATCTTTCTTATGATAGCACAGATTCTATTGAAGAATACAATGTAACTTTCCAAATTCAATGGTGGGAAGCATTTAGAGCTGGTGCTGATGGTGGAAAGGATCTTCAGTGATAACCTAAATAAAACAGTAGGTTTAATACTTAAATTATAATGTCAAAGTTGTTCGGTTTTAATATTCAAAAAGGTGATATAAAATCTCCAACTACGATCAGTCCCGTCCCCAAAACAAATGAGGATGGGTCTGATTTTTATGTTGCTAGTAGTTTTTATGGACAGTATGTAGATATTGAAGGTGTTTATAGAACTGAATACGATCTTTTAAAGAGATATCGTGAAATGTGTCTTCATCCAGAATGCGATACTGCAATTGAACATGTAGTAAATGAAGCAATTGTTTCTGATCTAAATGATTCTCCTATAGAGATTGAACTTTCAAACTTAGATGTTGGAGACGATATTAAAAATATCATTAGACAAGAATTTAAATATATTAAAGAGATACTTGATTTTGACAAAAAATCCCATGAAATTTTTAGAAATTGGTATGTAGACGGTAGAATTTTTTATCATAAAGTTATTGACTTAAAACATCCAGAAGAAGGAATTAAAGAAGTACGATATATTGATGCATTAAAAATTAAGTTTATTCGTGAACTTAAAAAGAAAAATGTAAATGATGCTGGCAATTTAACTTATGTTAACCAAGATCCATCTAAAGAATTAAATATTTTCGAATCGCCAAATATTGAAGAATATTTTCTATACAATCCACAAGCATCAGGTGGAATGCAAACAGGAAGTGCATATGGAAAAGGAATTAAAATTGCAAAAGATGCAATTACTTTTGTTACATCTGGACTTGTAGATCGTAATAAACAAACAACTTTATCATATCTACATAAAGCAATCAAAGCACTCAATCAACTTAGAATGATTGAAGATAGTCTTGTAATTTATAGACTATCTCGTGCGCCAGAACGTAGAATTTTTTATATTGACGTAGGTAATCTTCCTAAAGTAAAGGCAGAACAATATCTTCGTGAAGTTATGTCTCGTTATAGAAATAAATTAGTTTATGATGCTAATACTGGCGAGATTAAAGATGATAAAAAACACTTATCCATGCTTGAGGATTTCTGGCTTCCAAGAAGAGAAGGTGGTAGAGGAACCGAAATTACTACTCTTCCTGGTGGGCAAAATTTAGGAGAACTTACTGATGTTGAATATTTCCAAAAGAAATTATATCGTTCATTAAATGTTCCCGAGTCAAGAATTGGTGGAGATGGTGGATTTAATTTAGGAAAATCTTCCGAAATTCTTCGTGATGAACTTATGTTTTCAAAATTTGTTGGAAGATTGAGAAAGAGATTTAGTCAAATCTTCCACGATATGCTTAAGACTCAATTAATTCTTAAGAATATTGTAACTCCAGAAGATTGGGAATATATGAGGGATCATATTCAATATGATTACTTATATGATAATCATTTTGCAGAACTTAAAGAAACAGAATTGATGAATGAAAGAATTGCTCTTCTTTCTCAAGTAGAACCATATGTTGGCAAATATTATTCAGTAGATTATGTAAGAAGAAAAGTTCTCCGTCAAACTGATGAAGAAATTATTGAAATTGATATGCAAATTGATTTAGAAAAAGAACTTGGAATTATTCCACCACCAGTTGATCCTATGACTGGAATGCCTATGAATATGGATAATCAAGTTCCTCCAGGACAAGGAGAAGTATTAGGACAAACTCCTACAGATATGGAAGTTCCAAATCCAGGAACAGAAGCTCCTCCAGATAAAGAAGCACCAAAAGCAAAAATGCCCAAAGGTGGGCAAATATAAATAAATATTAGATTACATGACTAAACTTATGGAAGATGATTTTGTAAATATGATTATGTCGGATGCATCACCATCAGATATTTCCGATACGATTAAATCAATGCTTTTTGCTAAATCAGTTGAAAAAGTTGAGGGTATTAAACCCTATGTAGCAGCTAGCATGTTTGGAAGTTCACCACTAGAATTCGAGGAATAATGGCTCTAAAAATCGTACAAGACATAACAACAATTGCTATTAGTACGACTGGAATAGTTACCAGTAGTGGTATTGCCCTAAAGAGTGGATATCTTAGATTAGCTCCAAATAGAGACTGCCATATTGCTATTGGAACAAGTCCAGTGCCAACGATAGCATCATTTATGATTCCTGCAGGAAGATCTGAAGTTCTTAAAGAAAGAGTTGCAAGACAAAAAATTTCTGGAATTACAACAGGAACTTCCACAGTAATTACTTTTGGTGAAAATTTAGGAAATCCTTTTGTTGTTGGAGATGGTTTAATAATTGAAAATGGGTATCCTTCAGGAATTAATACTACATTTAGTGTGGTAACGGCAGTTTCTGAAAATTTCAGTACTGGACAAAGCACCGTCACAATTGATTTCAATAGTACTCCAGTTGTTGGTGTTGCTGTCACTAATGCAACTGCTGCAAGAGCTACCAAAATAGCTGCTTTAGCAGATGCTTCTGTTGGAGCAACTGGTGGATCTGGTGTATTAAACATCACAGAAATTCAAATAACATCACAATCATAACTATGAAACTCATCACAGAACAAATAGAAGATATTAAAATTCTAACAGAAGAAGTGGGTGGAAAAAAAAGACTTTATATTGAAGGTATTTTTCTCCAAGCTGATTTAAAAAATCGCAATGGCAGAATGTATCGTTATGAAACTTTAGATCGTGAAGTTAAAAGATATAATGAACAATATGTAAAAGCTGGTAGAGCTTTGGGTGAACTTGGACATCCAGATGGGCCATCTGTAAATTTAGATAGAGTTTCACATAAAATCATATCTCTTTATTCAGAAGGAAAAAACTTCATGGGTAAAGCTCAAATTCTTGAGACTCCCATGGGTAAGATTGCTAAAAATCTTTTAGATGAGGGTGTAAAACTTGGCGTTTCATCTAGAGGTGTTGGATCTCTAGTTGAACAAGGTGGTGTCAAAGTTGTTGCTGATGATTTTATGTTATCAACTGCTGCAGATATTGTTGCAGATCCTTCTGCTCCTGATGCTTTTGTTCAGGGAATTATGGAAGGAAAAGAATGGGTTTGGAATAATGGCATTCTCGCTGAAAAAACCCTAAATAGTCTCAACTCACTCACTCCTACAATTGATAAGAGTGTTCGCGAAGAGAAGATTTTAAATTTATTTAATAGATATTTGGAAAATATTTAAATTTATAAATAAATATTAGAATAAAGGAAATACTTATTTTATTCGGAGAGATCAATGTCAAGTAAAACAATGAGTAATTTGCAAGAAGAGGGAGCACCAATGTATGCTTCCACTAAATCAGCAAAACAATCTAAAACTGCTGTAAACGCTAAAGCGCAAGCTGGAGATTCTATGGTTTCGAATCCATTTGTTGGTTCGACTCCTGGACAATCAATCACAGATCTTGGTGGGCCTACTCCTGATAACTACAGATCTACCGATGACTCATCCAAGTTGAATACTGGCGCTATGAAGACAGTAAGAGATATTGTTAATTCTAAGGCTTCAAGAGCTGAAGAAATTGAATTCGATGAAGATGAAGAGCTTCTAGAAGCAGCTAAAGAAAATGAAGAAGATGAAGATGAGGAAGATGATGAAGAAGAAGAAAATTCTTCTAAAAAGAAAAAGAAAATGAAAGAAGCTTCTGATGATGAAGAAGAAGATTTTGAAGAAGAAGAAGAAATTTCAGATGAAATTGAAGTAGATGTAGAAGAAGATGTTCAAGCTTTATTTGGTGGTGAAAATCTCTCCGAAGAATTTAGAGATAAAGCAAGAACAATTTTTGAAGCAGCAGTAAGATCCAAGGTTCAAGAAGCCTCGGATATTATCGCTGCTAAATATGAAAGAGCACTTCAAGAAAATGTAAGTGTTATTCAAGAAGAATTAACAGAAAGAGTTGATTCTTACTTGGAATACGTTGCTGAAGAATGGCTTGTAGAGAATTCTCTACAAGTTGAAAATGGATTGAAGTCTCAAATTGCTGAGAGCTTCATGACTGGCTTAAAAGGCCTTTTTGAAGATAATTATGTGGATATGCCTGAAGAGAAATATAATGTTCTTGAGCAAATGGTAGAAAAATTAGATGAAATGGAGTCTAAACTCAACGAACAAATCGAAAGAAATGTTCACTTAAATCAAAGACTTAGTGAATCTGTTTCCGATAGCATCTTCCATGAAGTAGCTAGAGGCTTAGCAGAAACTCAAAAAGAAAAACTCTTTGGACTTGCTGAAAGTGTTGAGTTTGTAAGTGAAGAAAACTATCGTGAGAAACTGGAGACTCTTAGAGAGTCATATTTTCCAAAGAATCCTGTCTCTCATGTAAGAGATGAAGAAATGCTTGGAACATCTGTTGAGTCCATTTCGGAATCAATGGATTCGTATCTTAGAGCAATTCAAAAATACTCTAATAAGTGATTTTTAAATCATTAAACAAACGAAATCAAACATCAACAACACAAGGAGAACCCTTAAATGTTTAACCAAAACTTACAAGAGAAGTGGAGCCCACTCCTCAATTGTGAGGGTCTAGAAGATATTAAAGATCCTCATCGTAAAGCCGTAACAGCTCAACTCTTAGAAAACCAAGAGCGCTTCCTTCGTGAAGAGCGTGGTTTCCTTTCAGAAGCTAGCCCAACCATGTCTGGTGGAACTGGTGGTTTCGGTGGCGGTACTTATGGAACTGCAGCTGCTGCGGGCCCTGTTGCTGGTTTCGATCCAGTATTGATCAGCCTCATTCGTCGTTCAATGCCTCAACTCATCGCATATGATATTTGCGGTGTTCAACCAATGAACGGCCCAACGGGACTCATTTTTGCAATGAGAACTCGTTACACCAACAACAGCGGAACTGAAGCTTTCTTCAACGAAGCAGATTCAAGATTCTCTGGACAAAATGCTGGTGGAAACCTTGCTGCAAGTGATTACACTGCACAAGCTTCTGTTGGTATTGCAACAACTGCTGCTCAAACTGGTTCAAACCCTTCAGTTCTCAACGACGTATCTGCTGGAACCTACAACGTAGGACAAGCAATGTCAACAGGAGCTGCTGAAGCTCTTGGCGATGGCGGCGCTGGAAATGCTTTTGGAGAAATGGCATTCTCAATCGAGAAAGTCACTGTTGCTGCAAAATCAAGAGCACTCAAAGCTGAGTACTCATTAGAACTTGCACAAGATCTCAAGGCAATCCATGGACTTGATGCTGAAGCTGAATTAGCAAACATTCTCTCAACCGAGATTCTTGCTGAAATCAACCGTGAAGTTGTAAGAACCATTTACAACATCGCTGAAGCTGGTGCTCAAACAAACACTGCAACTGCAGGTATCTTTGACTTAGACGTTGACTCCAATGGACGTTGGAGTGTTGAGAAGTTCAAAGGACTTCTTTTCCAACTCGAAAGAGATGCTAACGCTATCGCACAAAGAACTCGTAGAGGAAAGGGTAACACGATCATCTGTTCTGCTGACGTTGCTTCGGCACTCACCATGGCTGGTGTTCTTGATTACACCCCTGCACTTAACGTTGGACTTAGTGTTGATGACACTGGTAATACTTTTGCTGGTACTATTAACGGTAAGTACAAAGTTTATATCGATCCTTATTCAGCTAACGTTTCTGCTAACCAGTACTACGTTATTGGTTATAAGGGACAAAATCCTTATGACGCAGGATTATTCTACTGCCCATACGTTCCTCTTCAAATGGTTCGTGCAGTTGGACAAGATAACTTCCAACCAAAAATTGGATTCAAAACCAGATACGGTATGGTTGCTAATCCATTTGCAGAAGGTTCAGCTTCTGATGGACAAGGACTTGGTAGACTCAAAACTAACGCAAACCGTTACTACAGAAGAGTTCAAGTTAAGAACCTCATGTGAGTCTTTCTCACAAAATTCTGGAGGGGCTCTAAAGCCCCTCTTTTTTTGTCTAAATATAAATAAAACCTTATTATGTCTCAACCATCAAACAGAAATTATTTGTCTCCTATTGGATTCAAGTTTAAACTTGAACATGCTCCAAAAGTAGATTTTTTTTGCAACTCAGCAAATATTCCAGGAATGAATTTGGGAGTTGCAGTTCAACCAAATTACTTAAAGATGATTGATCACCCTGGTGATATGTTAGTTTATGAAGATTTGAATCTTAGTTTTCTTGTTGATGAAAATTTAGAAAACTATATGGAAATCCATAATTGGATGACTGCATTAGGATTTCCAGAAAATATTGGAGAATTTCAAGAATATCAATCACAATATTCTACAGATAGATTGAATCGAAATTTTCCAGAGTTATCAAATGCAACTCTATCAGTATTAAACAGTAGTTATAAAACACAAGCAGATATAAAATTTAATGGAGTATTTCCATTCAATTTAACAACCCTAGAATTTGACGCTAGAGAAAGAGATTATACATACTTTACAGCCAACGTATCTTTCAAGTATACTATTTACAATATTGTTGATCAATTTGGAAATCGTTTATGACTCTTGATGAAATTCAAAAAATGTGGGAAGAAGATGCAAATATTGATCCAGACAATCTACATTTAGAATCTTTAAAAATTCCACAACTTCATTCAAAATATTACAAAATTTATAATAATACAATGCTTCTGAGTAAGAAGTGTATACAAGACATCAATGCTCTTAAAAGAGATCGTTATGAATTTTATAATGGAAAAGCTTCACCAGAAATTTATGCAGAAGAACCTTTTCCATTCAAAGTAAGAGACAAGGAATCAATGTCTCGTTATCTTGAAGCTGATGAAAAACTTTGTCATCTTAAATTAAAAAATGAATATTATGAAACAACTCTTAAATACTTAGAAGAGATTATTAAAACTATTAGTAATCGAACTTTTCAAATCAAAAATGCCATTGATTGGAATAAATTTCAAGCTGGATTTAGTTAATGAATGAAAAATATTATAATAGAAAAGAAAAACGAAGTATATCTTAAAATAGAATCCGAACCATATATTTTACAAGAACTTTCAGATAGATTTACATTTGATGTTCCTGGGGCAAAATTTATGCCTCAATATCGTAAAAAATATTGGGATGGAAAAATTCGTCTTTTTAATTTAACAAAAAAAGAATTATATGTTGGATTATTAGATAAATTAGTTACATTTGCAGAAAAAAGTGGATACACATATGAATTTGTAGATAACAAATTTTATGGTGTTCCATTTGAAATAAATGAAATGATTTCTCATGAAGGAGTTTCAGATTATGTAAAATCTATTTCTAGACATGAACCCAGAGATTATCAAATTGAAGGAATTTACAGTGCTCTTCATTATAAGAGAAAACTTCTAATTTCACCAACTGCATCTGGAAAATCTTTGATGATTTATGCAATCACAAGATACTATACAGAAAAGAATTTGTCAACTTTAATTATTGTTCCCACTACTTCTCTGGTGGAACAGATGTATAAAGACTTTGAAGACTATGGTTGGGATGCAGAAAATCATTGTCACAAAATTTATTCTGGAAGAGAAAGATATGATATTAACGTACCAGTTGTAATTACAACTTGGCAATCAATATTTCGGGAACCAGTAAAATGGTTTGATAAATTTGATGTTGTTATTGGAGATGAAGCACATCAATTTAAATCAAAATCATTAGTTGATATTATGTCTAAACTTTTAGACTGCAAACATCGTTTTGGATTTACTGGAACTTTAGATGGAACTCAAACTCATAAATGGGTTTTAGAAGGTTTATTCGGACCTTCTTATAATGTAACTAAAACCAAGGAATTAATTGATAAAGGACATCTATCAAAACTTGATATTAAAATTTTACTTTTAAAACATGAAGGACAAAAATTTGAAAAATATGAAGATGAAATTCAATATTTAATTAGTAATGAAAAAAGAAATAATTTTATTAAAAATTTAACATTGGATTTGAAAGGAAATAGTTTAGTTCTTTATTCGAGAGTTGAATCTCATGGACAAATACTTTTTGATCTTATAAATACTGATAAGGAAAAAAATCAAAAGGTTTTTTTCATTCATGGAGGAGTTGATACCGAAGATAGAGAAGAAGTTCGTAGAATTACGGAACAAGAATCCAACGCAATTATCATTGCATCATATGGAACTTTTTCTACAGGTATTAATATCAAAAATCTTCATAATGTAATTTTTGCTTCACCATCAAAATCTAGAATTAGAAATCTACAATCGATTGGTAGAGTTTTAAGAAAATCTAATCAAAAACAGAAAGCAGTATTATATGACATTGCTGATGATATAAGTTACAATTCAATTCGCAATTATACTCTTAATCATTTAACTGAAAGAATTAAAACTTATAATGAAGAGTATTTTAATTACACGATTATTAATATCAAACTTAAAAAATAGATGGAAGAAGAATTTTATGCAACTTTAAAATTAATATCTGGTGAAGAAATAATGGCAAAAGTTTGTCCGATTGATGAACACAATCGTATTGTTCTTTTAGTTGAATCTCCAGTTTTAGTTAAAGAAATTAATATATCCAGAATGAATATATCTGGAATTCAGTTTGAACCTTGGATTAAAATGTCTGACGATTCTTTATTTTTTTTAGATATGGAAAAAGTTTTAACCATGACTGAAATTATGAATGATGACATATTAATGATGTATAAGAAATTTGTATCTAAAAATGAAAGATACAATAAAAATAAAGCATCTAAATCTAAGATTACAAAAGAAATGGGATACATATCAAGTTTAGATGAGTTTAAAAGTAACTTAGAGAAGCTATATAAAGGAAGCTAAAGCTAACCTTTGAACCCTGACAGAGTTATCATACTCATATTTTGAAGTATTGTCAAGCTTATAAGAATGTGTTATAATTCAGTACATGATTGAGTTAACCTAGAGTAATGGCATTAACAATGGTAAGACATAAAAAAGTATCAGAACATTATGTAAACAATAAAGATTTTTTGGAAGCAATTGTTGAGTATAGACGTAAGGTTAATGTTGCAAAAGAAAATGATTTGCCAAAACCACGCATTACCAACTATCTTGGAGAGTGCTTTTTAAAGATTGCAACTCACCTATCATACAAACCTAACTTTGTTAACTACATGTTTAGGGAAGATATGATATGTGATGGTATTGAAAACTGTGTTCAGTACATTCACAATTTTGATCCAGAAAAATCTTCCAATCCATTTGCCTATTTTACTCAAGTCATTTATTATGCGTTTCTTCGTCGTATAGCTAAAGAGAAGAGACAATTGGAAGTTAAATCAAAACTTTTAGATCATTGTGGATTTGATGAAGTATTTGGTTCCGATGGTAATATACTTTCTAGTAGTGACTCAGATTTAAATACAATTAAAAATAATATTCAATATCGTTACAATAATTATTGATATGAAAATTGCAATTGTGACTGATCAACACTTTGGTGCTAGAAAGGGATCTAAAGTATTTCATGATTATTTTTTAAAATTTTATAATGAAGTATTTTTTCCAACTCTAGAAGAACAAGGTATTACCACAGTCATTGACATGGGTGATACCTTTGATAATCGTAAGTCAGTTGATTTTTGGGCTTTGAAATGGGCTCAAGAAAACTATTATGATCGTCTCAAAAATATGGGATGTAATGTTTATACAATTGTTGGAAATCATACTGCATATTATAAAAATACCAATAATGTAAGTGGAGTTGATTTACTTCTTCGTGAATATGAAAATGTAAACGTAATTGGAAATCCTTCAGAATTGTCTATTGGTGGATTAAAAATTATGTTTATTCCTTGGATTAATTCTGAAAATAGAGATGAAACACTTCAGTTAATCGCAAAAACAAATGCTCAGATTGCAATGGGACATTTGGAACTTACTGGATTTTCTCCTTATCGTGGATTTGTTATGGATCATGGAGATGATAAATCAATCCTTAATAAATTTTCTAAAGTATTTTCTGGACATTTTCATACCCGTAGTAATGATGGTAAAATTTATTATCTAGGAAATCCTTATGAAATCTACTGGAATGATGTGGATGATACTCGTGGATTTCATATCTTTGACACAGAAACATTGACTCATACTCCAGTCAATAATCCATTTACGATTTATAAAAAAATTCAATATTCTGATACTCCTCATCAAATTTTTAATTATTCAGAATATGAAAATAAATTTGTAAAAGTTATTGTTAAGAAAAAAACTGATGAAAAACAGTTTGAAAAATTTATCGATAAATTAAATCAAATTAATACTTTAGAAGTTAAAGTAATTGAAAATTATGATCTAAATATTGATATTGATTTTGAAGCTTCTGAAAATGAAGATACAATTTCTATATTAAATAGATATATTGAAGATAGTGAATCTTCGTTGAATAAATCAGTAATTAAAAAATTAATTTCATCAATTTATAAAGAATCATGTGAAGTAGAGTAATGTTTGTTCTTGCATTAAATGGTAGAGAAGACGAAGGATTATATGCTGTTGAAAATGATGAAGGAGATAGAATTCTTTATCTTTTCAAGGAAGAAGATGATGCAGAAAGATTTGCAGGACTTTTAGAAGCAGATGACTTTCCCCAATTGACTGTAATTGAAGTTGATGATGAACCTACTATTAAAATTTGCGAAGAAAACAAATACAACTATGTTATAATTGATGAAAATGATCTTGTAATACCTCCCAGAGATAATGATTTGTTTTAAAAAAATTAAGTGGAAAAATTTCCTAAGTACTGGAAATCAATTTACTGAGATCAATTTTACCGATCATGCAACGACTTTGATTGTTGGTACAAATGGTGCTGGGAAAAGCACTGTTTTGGATGCTCTTACTTTTGTTTTATTTAATAAACCATTTCGTAAAATTAATAAACCACAACTTTTAAATTCTCAAAACGAAAAAGATTGTCTTGTAGAAATTGAGTTTTCCACAGCCTCTACTGAATGGTTGGTTCGTCGTGGTATGAAACCAAATATCTTTGAGATATATCGTAATGGTAATATGTTATCTCAAAGCTCGGAAGCAAAAGATGATCAAAAAAATCTAGAACAAAATATTTTAAAATTAAATTACAAATCTTTTACTCAAATTGTTGTTCTTGGATCTTCTACTTTTGTTCCCTTTATGCAACTTCCTGCAGCTCATCGCAGGGAAGTAATTGAAGATCTTTTGGATATTAAAGTATTTTCTTCAATGAATACAATTGTTAAAGATCGTATTCGTGGATTTAATGAAAATCTTAGAACTCTTGAATCACAAAAAGAAATGATTCGAGAAAAAATTGAAATGCAAAGAAATTTTATCAATGAAATTGAAACCAAAGGAAAAGCAGAAATTTCTCGTAAATCCAACAAGATTGAAGAACTTGAAAATGAGATTGAAACTGAAAATATTAAAGTTAATCTCATCAACTCGCAAATAGAAAAATTAAATGAGGATATGAGTTCTTATGTAAATTCATCTTCTAAAACTAAAAAATTAAGTGAATATCGTGGGAAGTTAGATAACAAACTTTCTCGTTTGAAATCTGATAAAAATTTCTTTGTTGAAAATGAAACTTGTCCAACTTGTAGTCAAATTATTTCTGATGAAGTTAAATTAACAAAAATTTCAGAACATGATGAAAAAATTTCAGAAATGATTTCTGGTATTGAAGAACTTGAAAGTCATATTCAACAAACTTTAGATGATGAGAAAAAATTTAATAATTTATCTAAAGATGTTTTTGAAAAAACTAAAGAAGTTCAACTTTCTTTAAATCAGATTAAAAATAATCAAAAAGTCTGTAAAGACATTTTAGATGAGGTTCAAATAATTTCTCATGGATTGGAGAATAAAACAGAAGAAACTGATAAACTAAAACAATTCAATTCATCATTGAAGAAAATTGAAAAAGAATTAAAAGATTCTAAAGAAAATTTTCAATATCATGATTTTATTTTTCATCTTCTTAAAGATGGTGGAGTCAAATCTAAAATTATTAAAAACTATTTGCCGTTGATTAATCAACAAGTAAATCGTTATTTACAAATGATGGATTTTTATATCAACTTTCAATTGGACGACGAGTTTAATGAAACAATTAAATCTCCCATTCATGAGAATTTTTCTTATGCATCTTTTTCTGAAGGTGAAAAAATGAGAGTTGACTTGTCATTATTGTTTACCTGGAGAGAGGTTGCCAGAATTAAAAATTCAGTAAATACTAATCTATTGATTTTAGATGAAGTATTTGATTCATCACTTGATGGATTTGGTACTGATGAGTTTCTGAAGATCATCCGTTACATCATTAAAGATGCTAATATATTTGTGATTTCTCATAAGTCTGATTTAAACGATAAGTTTGAAAATGTGTTAAAATTTGGAAAAGTCAAAGGTTTTTCCCGTATAGTGTCCTGATACATCCCAGAACAATGCAAGTCCCTAATCGATACCACCATTCCAAGAAAGATCAGAAACGAAAACTTAAACCACAAGCACTGCGACAGGCAAAAGAACGATTGTCCCAGTTTAAAAAGCGTCACATGAACCGCTCCAATGGGGCGGTTTCGTCGTATTATTGATGCATACGAAAAAAAATTAATGTCTGTCAACCACGAAGTTAAAGGTAGTCTCGCTCGTCTTCTCGCAACTGAAAATCTTGTGGTGGAACATAAAAAAGTTTCTACTGCATCTTTTGATGTATTGAATCGAGTTCTTGTTCTTCCTTTGTGGGACAAAGCTTCTCCAACTGTTTATGACATGCTTGTTGGACATGAAGTTGGACATGCTCTTTATACTCCAGATCAATGGGATTTTATTGGTGAAATTCCTAAAGATTATGTCAATGTGATTGAAGATGCTCGCATTGAAAAGTTGATGAAACGTAAATATCCTGGACTAGCGAAGTCTTTCTATAAAGGTTATAATGAATTGAATGATGATGACTTCTTCTCTATTGAAGATGATGATCTTGAAACATTTTCTTTGATTGATCGCATCAATCTTCATTTTAAAATTGGTGCATATGCTCGTGTTCCTTTTTCGAATCAGGAAGAAAAATTTGTAGATTTAACTGAATCTGCAGAAACTTTTGATGATGTTTTGAATGTATGCCGTAAAATTATGGGATATATCAAGGACAAAGAAATTATCACTCAGACACCTCAAGAGGGTTCTGGCACGCCTCAGGCGGGTTCTGGCACCTCTCAGGAAGAGTCTGGAGAGGGTGATGTAGGTGATGATGAATCTTATTCATCTCAACAATCTGAAAAAACAACTTCCAATATTGATTCTGATTCTGATGATGATGGGATTGGTAGTGAAGAAATTGATGAAAATATTTCAAAAACTCAACGATCTTTTGATAATGAACTTAAAGATCTAAATCAAAATAATAATTTTTATGAAACTACCTATATTGAAATTCCCAATATTCATATTGATCGTGTAATTATTGATCATAAAGATCTTCATGATCATATTGATAAATTTTGGAATTCATATCTTTCAAATAGGGATCCAAAATACTGGGAAAATCCATTTAAGAATTCTGATTCTGAATATAAAAAATATAAATCTTCTGCTCAAAAAGAAGTTAATTATCTTGTAAAAGAATTTGAGTGTAAAAAATCTGCAGATTCTTATTCTCGTTCTGCTGTTTCTCGTACTGGAGTTCTTGACACTAGTAAGCTTCATACTTACAAATATAATGAAGACGTATTTCGTAAAGTATCTGTAGTTCCTGATGGCAAAAATCATGGATTGATTTTTCTTTTAGATTGGAGTGGTTCTATGTCTGATTATATTTTGGACACTGTAAAACAACTTTTCAATCTTGTTTGGTTTTGCAAAAAAGTTCAAATTCCTTTTGAAGTTTATGCTTTTACTTATGAGTTTTCTGATCGTCTTCTTGGTGAAGAAGTTCTAGAAAAATATGATCGTAAGTCTAAAGTGATTTCAATTAATGAACACTTCCATCTTCTCAATTTCTTTTCTTCTCGTTCTAATTCTCGTGAAATAGAAAATCATCTGCAAAATATTTGGAGAATTGCTTATCGTAATGATCGTTCCTGTCACGACAATTATGGAATTCCTTCTGGACTTGAATTGAGTGGCACTCCTTTGAATGAATCAATTATTTCTCTTCATAAAATTATTCCTCAATTTAAAGAACAAAATAAACTTCAAAAAGTAAATATTATTCTTCTGACTGATGGAGAAGCAAATTCCATGGCTTTTGATACTGAAATTAAACTTGATAAACATAGTTCATATATGGGATATAAACGTTGTTCAAATCTTACGGCTCTTCGTGATCGTAAAACTGGAAATGTTTATCGAAACTTTGATTGGAATACAATTCAAAATTCTATGACTACGATACTTCTGGAAAATATTAAACATAATTTTCCAGAAATAAATCTAATTGGATTTCGTATTCTTTCTGGATATGAATTCAATTCTTTTTGTCGTCGAAATTTTCTTGTCGAAGATAACAAACTTTCTAAATCTATTGAAAAATGGAGAAAAGAAAAATCCACAGAATTTAATGACTTTGGATACGATGCACTTTATGCTATCTCTTCAAACAGTCTTTCTTCCAATATAGAATTTGAAATTGATGAAGAATCTTCCAATGCTCAAATTGGTAAAGCTTTTCGAAAAATGTTAAAAAACAAATCTACTAATAAAAAAATACTTTCATCTTTTGCTTCTCTTGTAGCTTAACCACTTTTAAAACTGTCCATCTTAAATGCCCTGCATCTCTTTGTGGGGTATAATTAATTCATACAAACAAAACTAATTATGTCTCGCAAGTCGAATTTTGAAATTTCAGATCTTCAAGATCGTTTTGGCACTAATGTAACTTCTGAAAATATTCGTGAATTTTCTTCCGAAAAAGGTATTTCTTATTTGACTATTACTAAGAAAATCGAACAATTTAAAGTTTCTCGTGGAGTTTGGAATCTTACAATTCAAGAAAAATTGGAACAAGTATATCACTCTCCTGCTGTGGATCCTATTATTCAACAAAATCTTATTCCCGAAAAAGATGATAACTTCGTCAGCTTTGGTAATTTCAGTGATGTTAAGAAGATTCTTTCTTCTGGTATTTTCTATCCTGTCTTCATCACTGGCTTGTCTGGTAATGGAAAAACATTTAGTGTTGAACAAGCTTGTGCTCAACTTAAACGTGAATTGATTCGTGTCAATATTACAATCGAAACCGATGAGGATGATCTTATTGGGGGTTTCCGCCTTGTTAATGGCGAAACAGTGTGGCACAATGGGCCAGTCATCGAAGCACTGGAACGTGGCGCTGTCCTACTTCTCGATGAAGTGGATCTTGCATCTAATAAAATCCTTTGCCTCCAATCCATCCTAGAAGGAAATGGAATCTTCCTTAAAAAAATTGGCAAATATGTAAAACCAAAATCAGGATTTACTATTGTTGCTACTGCAAATACTAAAGGTAAAGGTTCTGATGATGGAAGGTTTATTGGTACTAATGTATTGAATGAAGCTTTCTTGGAAAGGTTTGCTCTTACTTTTGAACAAGAATATCCTAGTTGCAAAATCGAACAAAAAATTCTTGAGAAACTTATGATATCTCTTGGTAAAAATGATTTGGAATTCTGTGAAAAACTTTCTGCATGGGCAGACATTATTCGAAAAACCTTTAAGGATGGTGGTATTGATGAAGTAATTTCAACTCGTCGTCTGACTCACATCATTCGAGCTTTTTTGATTTTTGGCAAACGTATGAAAGCAATTCAAGTTTGTGTAAATCGTTTTGACGATGAAACTAAAACTTCTTTTCTGGAGTTGTATGATAAAATTGATGCAACGGTTGATCAGGAAGAAGTTGACAACAACCCCGAATTTTGATATAATTGGGAAAGGTTAATTATGACTTTTCCTTATTATGGATGAATATAATCGATTCACTATGTCTCTTGATAGTGAAGATAAAATTGTAATTGAAAAAACTCCTGTCACTATGAACGAAAACACAAATGCTAATGGTTTCTGGAAATACAACGAAGATAAAATCCTGAAACAACTTGAACAATATATTTCTGGCACTTATAGTCAGCATTATGTTGATAGGACTGGTGGTGGAACAGAACAAACCCTTGATAAGATTAAACACAATCGTCGTGAGGGTTTCTGTGCTGGCAACATTACCAAGTACACTGATCGTTATGACAGCAAAGGAACTCCCCGTGCTGACTTGTTTAAAGTTTTGCACTATACTATTCTTTTGATCAATCATCTCAACCTTGTTGAAAACAAGTGAAACTTAAACCCCAAATTATGAAACTCTCCGAAAAAACTATTTCTGTTCTTAAAAATTTTTCTTCCATTAATCAATCTCTATTGTTTAAACAGGGAACTCAACTGCGTACTATTTCGGTGATGAAGAATATTCTTGCATCAGCTGAAATTGATGAAGAGTTTCCTAAGGAATTTGGTATCTATGATTTGAACCAATTTTTGAATGGATTGTCCTTGCACCAAAATGCTGAAGTTGATTTCAGTCCAGAATCTTATGCTGTAATTAAAGAAGGTTCTCGTCGTACCAAATATTATTATTCAGATCCAAATGTAATTATCAGTCCACCCGATAAAGAACTGACTCTTCCTAGTGAAGATGTTTGTTTTGAACTTGATTCAAATCAACTTAATCAACTTTTGAAAGCTGCAGCAGTATATCAAGTTCCAGATCTTTCTGCAATTGGAAATGGTTCTACCATTTATCTTGTTGTTCGTGATCGCAAGAATGAAACTTCTAATGAATATTCAATTGAAGTTGGTGAAACTAGTGATACTTTCACAATGAACTTTAAGGTTGAAAATATTAAGATCATTCCTGGAAAATATGAAGTTGTAATTTCCAAGTCCAACATTTCTCGTTTTGTTAATTCTCAAATGAATGTGACTTATCACATTGCACTTGAACCCGATTCCACTTTTGGTTGATTAATTTTATTTTATTATGCGTAATTTCTTTTACTCCTAATTCTATACCAATCAGTGTGTTTGGGGTTATCAATTCTTTTTCTAACTGATTTTGGTGTTCCTAAATTTTTATAATACTCTTCTGCTGCTTTAATTGATAAAAATTCCTTTCCCTCACAAACAATTGGATATGAATTTGCTTTGCTAACTTTTTTCTTTGATTCTTCTGGAAATTTTTTCCCCTTCATACCATAAGTAGCATATTCTTCTTTTGGTTTCTTGTTGTGATATTCTTTCATTGCTTTGATAAAATTTGGTGAATGATGTGTTTTTCCACCTTCTCCGCCAGCAGTCATATTGTATGAAGGATTTAACTTTTCAATCCAATATATTTCTCTTTCATCTAACATATCTTCTGGTAATAGATTTTCAATTTCATCTATGATAAAATTTGTTTCTCCATATTTCCTTATGGCTCTATGGAGGTGAGTTTGTGAGTTATAAGAAGAACTATAAAAATGCTCTTTTAATCTAACTTCTTTTGGTTTGGTTGTTTTTCCAATATAAAAATCACCATTAATCTGATTGACTATCTTGTATATAAGCATAGTTGAAAAGTATCGTCCCTTGATTATTTATACAATGAAAACAGACAGAACCGACTTTATTTGGACGGAGAAATATCGTCCTCATAAAATTGATGATTGTATTCTTCCTGATAGTATTAAGAAAAGTTTAAAAGAGTTTGTAGAAAAGGGGAATATTCCAAATCTCCTACTTTCTGGGCCTCCTGGTATTGGTAAAACAACAGTTGCTAAGGCACTATGCAATGAATTGGGAGTAGATAGTTATGTCATCAACGGGTCTGACGAAGGACGATTTCTGGACACGGTACGGAACCATGCAAAGAACTTTGCTTCGACCGTATCACTTCAAGGACTTGGTAAACATAAAGTCATCATCATTGATGAAGCTGACAACACAACGAATGATGTTCAACTCCTTCTACGGGCTAATATTGAGACGTTTTATAACAACTGTAGATTCATCTTCACTTGTAACTATAAAAACAAAATTATTGAACCACTCCACTCCCGATGTGCTGTCATTGACTTCTCAATCAAAGGAAAGGAAAAAGTTCAAATTGCAGGAAGTTTTTTCCAACGACTTCAAAATATCTTGGATCTCGAAGGTGTTAAATATGATCAGAAGGTTCTCGCTGAGATTATCAACAAACACTTTCCAGACTGGAGGCGTGTTCTCAATGAATGTCAAAGATATGCAGTGGGAGGGGAGATTGACTCGGGAATTCTTGCATCTTTCTCAGACATTGCAATAAATGATCTCATCAATTACCTCAAAGATAAAAACTTTACTGAAGTCCGAAAGTGGGTGGTTGCCAACTTGGACAACGATTCTTCTGTCATTCTTCGCAGGATTTATGACGCCTGTTATACTTGTCTTTCACCCGCAACTATCCCCGCTGCCGTTCTTATTATTGCTAAGTATCAATACCAAATTGCGTTCGTGGTTGATCAAGAAATTAACCTCCTAGCAGCACTGACAGAAATTATGATGGAGTGTGAATTCAAATGATACCTTACGTTCATTGGATCCGTTTTACAGAATATCATAAACTTGCTGATATTATTGGGATGCGAGGTGCTGTCTATGGTTTTGTTTGGAATAATATGATGCCAAAGTCATCTGATTGTCCATCCGATTTTGAAGGTTGTGTTTATATTGGCCAATCTGGTGGATTTTACTATGACAAACAAAATGGACATAAAGGCAAGTTGAGAACTCATCTTCATAAGAGAATGACTCAACATCACAAACCTTTGACTACTGGAGTACCAGTTGTAAACGAAGAAAAAAAATATAAACTCTTTACAGAAAAATATGGATTTGGAGATGATGTATTAAATGGAACTCTTACTGGAATTTCATTATGGGTTGGTTTTATTTGTCCACCAAAAGAAGATCCTGATCATTGTTTGAAATCTTGGTTGATCAGTAGAGAACATTATGAGATCTATCAGTATCAAAGAAAATTTGATAAATCTCCACTTATGAATATGGAAGTAGATGGAAAGGGTAGGAATCCAAATTCATATTCATCAGAAATTATGGTAAACTATGGAATATTGGATAAACATTTTGTATGATTTTAGATACACTTGATGCAATTTATGCTGCAGATAAATTTATTGATTATTTTTCCAACTTGGGGAGAATTGATGAATATCTTCGTAATATCAAACTAGATCGTGTTAAAGGAATGACATCTCTTCTGGGATTGGGCCCAGAAGATGATATGTTCTGTAATTTTGATATGCATCCAAGTGAGATGAATTTTAAGATCTACTGTGCTGGGGAGAAGGGTGGATTTACAAATGAGTTCTTCAATGAAAGATTGCAGGTAACAACTTCTCATGCAATTGAGAATAGTATTCCTGGTAAGTCATTGAAATGGATTGTCATGGAAACTAACAGTAAAAAGATTGTTGGTTTTATTCGATTTGGTTCTCCTACAATTAATTCTAAACCTAGAAATGATTGGCTTGGATCGGTGCCAGATTTAACTCGGTTTAACCGACATGCAATCATGGGATTCATTATTGTTCCTACTCAACCTTTCGGATTTAACTATTTGGGAGGTAAACTACTTGCACTTCTTTGTTCTTCTCATGAAGCTAGGGAACAACTTAATGCAAAATACGATGCAGATATTTGTTTGTTTGAAACAACATCTCTTTATGGATCAACCAAGTCATCATCTCAGTATGATGGGTTAAAACCTTATATGAGGTATCGTGGATTGACTGAAAGTGATTTCACTCCGTTGATTCATGATTCTGTTTTTGGGGATTTAAATAAGTGGTTTAAGTCTCGTAATGGAGATAAACTTCTTGTCAAAGAAGATGCTTCTAGTCGGAAACTGAAGATCCAACAGAAAATGATATCAATTATTCGTGCATCTTTAAAGGAATATCCACAACTATCAGACAAACTTTCAAGTTTCAACTCTTCAATTCAATCGGCAAAGGATTTGACTCAGAAGAAGAGGTTCTATATGTCTGACTATGGTTTTTCAAACGTAAGAGAAGTTATAAATGGGGAGACTGATATCTTGATTAAAAATTCCCAGAATTTTGATAAATTTCATAGTGAAAATCTAATTAACTGGTGGAAGAACAAAGCTTCTACTCGTTATGAATCTTTAAAGTCTGAAGGTAGACTTAGAACTGAACTTGAAGTATGGACTAAAGATATGGAGATTGATATTATCCGATGAAATGTGAAGTAACTTTATTCAAGGCGGGAACTGTCTTTAAAGAAGAAGTGATTGCCAGAGATTATCAAGATGCAAAAGATGTTGCATTAGCCAGAAATCCTGGTGCTAAAGTTGTTAGTGTCACCGCTGTATTTAAATGACTGAATTGAAAGATTGGTTAAATTCAATTAACCATACAAAAGAATATATTATGGAAGATGGTAATGAGAAAGAATATTCTCCTTATATTATTAATCGATGTCTTTCTAGTTTTATTGATACTATCATGTATGCAAATGAGATGAATAAGTATTCATTACTATCAAATCGTTTACAATATGATTTTTTTATAAATATTATCAGAAAAAGGAAGAGATTCTCTCCCTGGCTTCGAAAGGATAAAATTAAAGATCTTGATGCAGTTAAATCTTACTATGGTTATAGTACAGAAAAAGCCCAACAAGCTTTGAGAATCCTAAATAAAGAACAACTAGATTGTATCAAACAAAAACTTGATATTGGAGGAAAAAGATGAGCGTTGTTATTGAAGCTGAAGTTAAGTGGACACCAGATCAAATGGTGGAAGTTATTTTAGATGAACCAGATGATTTTCTGAAAGTTCGTGAAACACTTACTCGTATTGGTGTTGCATCCCGTAAAGAAAAAAAATTATATCAATCTTGTCATATTCTTCATAAACAAGGTAGATATTATATTGTTCATTTCAAAGAACTATTTGCTTTGGATGGCAAATATGCTAATCTTACTGTAAATGATGTTCAAAGACGTAACCGTATTATTCAATTGGTTGCAGATTGGGGACTTGTAAAAGTTCCTAATGTTGAAAAAATTTCTGATCTTGCACCACTCAATCAAATTAAAGTTCTTGCTTTTAAAGATAAAGGAGAATGGATTCTTGAAACCAAATATAATATTGGTAAAAAGAAAAGGGTGGAAGAAGAATAAATAAATTGTAGCGACTTTCGTGCGTCTCTACAAGTTCGGAACATACCCAAAAGAGGATCGGGTTTTACCCTTTCCTCTTTTTTATGTTTGTGATTAAATAATAATGTCAAATGCTTCGGGTTTGATATTATCCTCTCGCTTTTAAAGGAGATCTAAAATGCACACAACTCTCAAATATTCAATCAACGATATCGATAAACTTTTATCTGATACTACACGATGGGGAATTGGAATGGATGAATGGGTTCAAAGATTCGCTACACTTCAAGAACCTCAATCAAGTTATCCTCCATACAATTACATCAAAGAATCTGAAACAGAATTCAGATTAGAATTTGCTCTAGCTGGATATAAACCAGAAGACGTTGAAATTTCTACAGAAAGAAATGTTCTAAGTATTACTTCTAAAAAATCTGAATCTGAAGATAAAACATATTTACATAAAGGTTTAGCTAAGAGAGCATTTACTTGGAGTCGCAATCTTTCTGATGATGTTGAAGTTAGAGAAGTATCTTATGACAATGGACTTTTAATAGTCAAACTTGTAAAGATAATTCCAGAACATCAAAAGAAAAAAGTATATTCAATTTCTGGATTAGTTACTGATAAACAACTTTTAACTGAATGACATATGTGGGGAGTTAACTCCCCATTTTTTTATAAATAAAGAAAAAAGTATTAATTCGATGTCAGATACTAATAAATTAACAGAAGCTTACGAAAAAATTTATTCTGAAGGATATTGGGAAGATTTAAAAGCAACTGCTGCTAATTCCTGGGATAAAGAAAGGCAAAAAAGGGGATTAGTTGTTGCTAAAAAGAATGGACAACCTGGATATATGAAACCTGGAGATAAGTCCAGTTTTAAACCTGCGTCTGCAAGTAATCTTGGCCCAAATGCTGTAAATAGATATAACAGCGCTGTTAAAGCAAACGCATCAAAATCAACAACTGCTGGCACACCAGTTCCAGATTCTCAATTGAGTCCTTCTGAAAAAAAATCTTTAGATTTAGTTAGAGCAGCAAGAGCTGCTGGAAGTTTAACTGGAGCCCCAGGAACTTCTAGATCTTCGGCACCACCAGCAAAAAAACTTCCATCACCAGTACAAGCGGATGTGATGGATAGAAATTCTAGAAAACCTTCAAGATATACTCTTCCAGCTGGAAAACCAAATTTAAATGTAAAAGTAACCAGTCCAAGTACATCGACTACATCAGCACCTACAAAACCAGCAGTTCCTACGGGAACTACAGCAGGTGGAACAACCTTCCAAAGAAGAGCAGCAACTGGTGCGGAATTGAGAGCAGCACAAGCAGCAAGAGCAGCAGGTAAGGGTGAAGAAGGTGCAATTAAGGCAGGTGTAGAAGCAGGAAAATCAACTCCTTCTCGCAATGGTTTTGGTGCTTCTACTGCACCAATGGCTGCTCAATCAAGTGTTTCATCAACAACTTCTCCCACTGGATTTTCACTTGCTAAAACTAATAAGCAAAAGATTACTGCATCTAGTTCTGGTGGATCAAGTGGAGGAAATTCTGAATGAATCTTGAAGAATTTGTAGATAAAAAACTTACTTTTAAATATCATCAAGATTTAAATTCTAAATTTTGGGCAAATAATAAACTGAAATCTGAGGTTAAACTTAGGTTAATTCGTATTGGACAAGAATGGGCTAAGTTTGCTAATATTCCTAACAATGCAATCAAGGATATGATTTTTGTTGGTGGTAATGCAAATTATAATTACACTGAATTTTCTGATATTGATTTGCATATTGTGATTGATAGGGATGCACTTCCAGATTGTCCAGATCTTTTGGATGATTATCTAAAAGATAAAAAACAATTGTGGGCTTTAACACATAACATCACAATTTATGGACATGATGTAGAATTATATGCCGAAGAGGAAGGAACTCCTCGTCCATCAAATCAGGGGGTTTATTCTATTAAAAAAGATGAATGGATAGTTGCCCCCAAAAAATTGAATAAAGAAATTGACAGAGCCTTGCTAAAATCTAAGACTCATGATATGATGAAGAAAATCAATTTTTTAATTTCTAATAAGTCTGATGATCTCGAAGAGTTCAAAAAACTTAAAGAAAAACTTCGTAATATGCGATCCGCTGCAATTCGTAAAGGTGGAGAGTTCTCAATTGAGAACTTAGTATTTAAAGAATTGAGAAATAATGGATATCTTAAAAAGTTATCTGATTATACAAGATCAATCGAAGACAAAAGTTTATCATTAGAAAGTTATGACTATCAAAGTAGCATTGTTGAAATCTGGCGAAGAAATTATTTCTGATATCAAAGAGGCGTTTAATAAAAACGATCAAGATCAAGAAAATTTTATTGGTTATCAATTTCAAGATCCGTATCAAGTTATTGTTGAAAAATATGAAGTAGTTGATACTGATGACGAAGATGGTGTGAGTAGGGCAAAAATTAAATTTATGCCTTGGTTGACTCTTTCTAAGGAAAAGAAAATTTTAGTTCCTTATGATTGGGTAGTAACTTTTTACGATCCACTTGAAACAGTTGAAGAATCTTATTTAAATCGTGTAGGAAAAAATCAAAATGGAGGAGAAGAAATTGAACTCAGTGAAGTGTCTGTTGTTGAAGAATCAGAAATGGGTAGTTAGTCATATTGAAGAAATTGAAGTTGAGTATGAACTCAACATGCCAAATTGTAAACTTACAAAGCCATATTTGATTGATGATGAATTCAATCTTACTCCTTGGTGTAATATTACAGATGATGAAGAAATGATGATTTTTTCTGAATATATTGTTACAATTGTAAATCCCAAACCAGAAATTGTGGAAAAGTACTTGAAAGTTACGGAGTGAACCTTGCGATTTTATACTAATGTTCAACTTGTCGGAGATCAGTTTCTCGTTCGTGGATATGAAAATGGACAACATTTCATTGATCGTGAGGACTATTCCCCGACTCTTTTTTTGCCTTCAAAAAATAAAACAAACTATCGTACTCTAGATGGTGTCTATGTGGATCCTATTAAACCTGGATCTGTTAGAGATTGTCGTGAGTTTTATAAAAAATATGAAAATGTAGAAAATTTTTCTGTTTACGGCAATAATAGATATGTTTACCAGTATATTTCTGACAAGTATCCTGAAGATGAAATTAAGTTTGACATTAAAAAAATCAAACTCGTAACAATTGATATTGAAGTTGCATCAGAAAATGGATTTCCTAGCGTAGAAGAGTGTGCAGAAGAAATGCTCACCATTACCCTTCAGGATTATTCTACCAAGGATATTGTCACTTGGGGAGTTAAACCTTTTAATAACAAACAAGAAAATGTGAAATATATTCACTGTGCTGGAGAGGAAGAACTTCTTCGCAAATTCTTGAATTACTGGGAAAATAATACTCCAGAAGTTATTACTGGTTGGAACTGTTCTTTTTATGACATTCCATATCTTGCTGGACGTTTGGATCGTGTTCTTGGATCTAAGTATGCAAAATGTCTTTCTCCATGGAGACTTTTAACTAATTCTGAAATAACTATTGCAGGTAGAACTCATACTGTTTATGACATTGGTGGCATTACTGTTCTGGATTATCTTGATCTCTATAAAAGGTTTACATATACAAACCGAGAATCATACAAACTTGACTATATTGGAGAAGTTGAATTAGGACAAAAGAAACTCGATCACTCAGAGTATGAAACCTTTAAGGAATTTTATACAAAAGACTGGCAAAAATTTGTTGAATATAACATCCAGGATGTTCAAATTGTTGACATGATGGAGGATAAGATGAAGTTGATTGAACTTGCAATCACTATGGCTTATGATGCCAAAGTAAACTTCACTGATGTTTTCTATCAGGTTCGCATGTGGGATACTATTATCTACAATTATCTCAAAAAACAAAATATTGTAATTCCACCTAAAGAGAATTCTTCTAAGGATGAAAAGTATGCTGGTGCTTATGTAAAGGAACCAATTCCTGGTAAGTATGATTGGGTGGTGAACTTTGACCTTAACTCACTGTATCCTCACTTGATTATGCAATACAGTATAAGTCCTGAAACACTTGTTGAAAAAGATGAACTTAATAGTCGTATTGCAGAATTGGAAAGTAGTGGTGAAAATGATGATGAACTAAAATCACTTAAAAAAGTAAAAGAACTTTCTACAAAAGTAAGTGTAGATAAACTTCTCAATCAAGAGTTGGATCTAACACCTTTAGAAAAGGTGAATCTTACTATGACTGCAAATGGAGCACTTTATCGTAGGGTAAAAGGTATGCTTCCTAAACTGATGGAAAAGATCTATGATGAACGAACCATCTATAAGAAGAAAATGATTATTGCAAAACAACAGTATGAAAAGACTCCAACTAAAGATTTGGAGAAAGAGATTGCTCGTTGTAATAATATTCAGTTAGCTCGCAAGATTCAATTGAACTCTGCTTATGGTGCGATTGGAAATCAGTACTTTAGGTATTATAAACTTGCAAATGCAGAAGCAATTACTCTTTCTGGGCAAGTCTCAATTCGTTGGATTGAGACTAAAATGAATGAATATTTTAATAAAATTCTTAAGACAAAGGATGTTGATTATGTTATTGCTTCAGATACTGATTCCATTTATCTTAATATGGGCCCTTTGGTTGAAAGTGTATACCAGGGAAGAGAGAAAACTAATGAAAGTGTTGTCACGTTCCTTGATAAATTGTGTAACATGGAACTTGAAAAGTATATTGAAGGTTGCTACCAAGAACTGGCAGACTATGTAAATGCATACGATCAGAAGATGCAGATGAAACGAGAGAATATTGCTGATCGTGGAATCTGGACTGCCAAGAAACGTTATATTCTTAACGTTTGGGATAGTGAGGGTGTTAGATATTCTGAACCCAAACTTAAGATGATGGGTATTGAAGCAATCAAAACATCTACTCCTGCACCTTGTCGTAAAAAGATTAAGGAAGCATTGAATCTAATTATGACTGGTTCTGAAGATGATGTGATTAAATTTATTGACAATTTTAGGATGACTTTCAAAAAACTTCCCCCAGAAGAAGTTTCCTTTCCTCGTTCAGTAAATAACATCAATAAATGGAGATCAACTGCAACTTTGTATCTTAAAGGAACTCCTATTCATGTAAGGGGAGCCATTCTCTTCAATCATTATATTAAAGAGAATAAGTTATCAAATAAATATGCATCGATTAATAATGGTGAAAAAATTAAATTTTGTTATTTGAAAAAACCAAATATTATTCAAGAAAATGTAATTTCATTCATTCAAGATTTTCCTAGGGAATTGAATATTGAATCTTATGTTGACTATGATTTACAATTTGAAAAGAGTTTTCTTGAACCCCTTAAAGTAATTCTTGATTGTATTGGTTGGAAGTCTGAAAAACGAGGTAGTTTGGAAGATTTCTTTTCTTAGTGATCAAGATATGGTATAATTTTATTATTGGAGAAAAAAATTAATGGACTTTTTAAAAGATATTGTAAAAGAAATTGGTGGAGAATACACACAACTGGCAGCAGATATTGTTGAAACTGAAACTTATGTGGACACAGGTTCGTACATATTTAATGCTCTTGTATCTGGGAGTATCTTTGGTGGTGTATCTGGTAACAAGATTACTGCAATCGCAGGTGAAAGTTCTACAGGAAAAACTTTCTTTAGCTTGGCTGTGGTTAAGAATTTTCTTGATAATAATTCTACTGGATACTGTTTGTATTTTGATACTGAAGCTGCAATCACCCGATCCCTACTGGAGAGCAGAGGCATTGACACAACTAGAGTCGTGGTGGTTAATGTGGTTACAGTTGAAGAGTTTCGTGGTAAGGCACTGAAGGCAGTTGATCTGTATATGAAGAAACCAGAAGGAGATCGCAATCCTTGCATGTTTGTTCTGGATTCTCTTGGTATGCTTTCAACCAGTAAAGAGATCAATGATGCTCTGAATGATAAAGAAGTTAGGGACATGACTAAATCTCAACTTATCAAGGGTGCATTCCGTATGCTTACTTTGAAGTTGGGACAAGCAAACATTCCAATGATTGTAACTAATCACACTTATGATGTTATTGGTTCTTATGTTCCAATGAAGGAAATGGGTGGTGGTAGTGGTCTTAAGTATGCAGCATCTTCTATCATCTATCTTTCCAAAAAGAAGGAGAAGGATGGAACAGATGTAATTGGTAATATTATCAAATGCAAAACTCAAAAATCACGTTTAAGTAAGGAGAATCAAGATGTTGAAGTACGTCTGTATTATGATGAGCGTGGCTTGGATAGGTACTATGGTTTACTTGAGCTTGGAGAAATTGGAGGACTCTGGAAGAACGTTGCTGGACGTTACGAGATTAATGGAAAAAAAATCTATGGTAAAGAGATTCTAAAAAATCCACAAGAATATTTTACTGATGATATAATGGCTAAACTGGAAGAAATCGCACATTCTGAATTCTCTTATGGAACGAATTGAAACTACAATCCTCTCAAATTTGATTTATAATGAGAAATTTTGTAGAAAAGTTCTTCCTTTTATTAAACCAGAATATTTTGGAGATAAAAAGGAAAAAGTAATTTATGATGAAATTGGTAAGTTTGTTGTCAAGTATGGAAATATGGCAACAAAAGAAATTCTCAATATTGAATTAGATAATCGAACTGATTTATCTGATTTGGATCTTAAAGAATCAACACAAATTGTTGAGTCTTTTGAGGATAATGAATCAAACTTTGAATGGTTGGTAAATACAACTGAAAAGTGGTGTCGTGATCGTGCAATTTATCTTGCACTCATGGAATCTGTTCAACTTGTAGATGATAACGATAATAAAAAAAATCGTGATTCGATTCCAAGTATTCTTAGTGATGCACTTTCTGTATCATTTGATCATAATATTGGACACGATTACATAGAAGATTATAAGGAACGTTATGACTTTTATCACAGAACCGAGGCAAAAATTCCTTTTGATTTGGAGTTCTTCAACAAAATTACAAAAGGTGGGATTCCTAATAAAACTCTTAATATTGCTCTTGCAGGCACTGGTGTGGGTAAGTCTCTCTTCATGTGTCACGTTGCTAGTGCTTGTTTACTGCAAGGTAAGAATGTTTTGTACATTACTTTGGAGATGTCTGAAGAAAAAATTGCAGAACGTATTGATGCAAATCTTTTAAATATTAATATTCAAGATTTGACAAATATATCTGAAGATAATTATCAAAATCGTATTGAGAAACTTTCTAAAAAGACTCAAGGTAAACTTTTGATCAAAGAGTACCCAACTGCTTCGGCACATTCTGGACATTTTAAATCTCTTCTTAATGAATTATCACTTAAGAAATCTTTTAAACCAGATATCATCTTTATTGATTATTTGAATATCTGTGCATCTTCTAGATATAAAGGAACTGCAGTGAATTCTTATACTTATGTTAAGTCAATTGCTGAGGAACTTAGAGGGTTGGCTGTTGAACACAACGTCCCCATCATGTCTGCTACTCAAACTACTAGGAGTGGTTTCGGTAATTCTGATGTTGATCTTACTGATACTTCAGAATCTTTTGGACTCCCTGCTACTGCTGATCTTATGTTTGCCCTTATTAGTTCCGAAGAACTAGAAAGTCTTGGGCAAATTATGGTAAAACAATTAAAAAATAGATATAATGATCCGACTATGAATAAGAGATTTGTAATTGGAATTGATCGTGCTAAAATGAAATTATTTGATGTTGATCAATCTGCTCAAAGAGACATTATTGACAGTGGACAGGATGAGGAGTATAATTACAATGATAAACCTAAAAAAACATTTGAGGGATTTAAATTTTAAATATGGCAACTATTGAACCTAATAAGTATATTGAATTTGTACGTCAAACTACAAGTCCTGCAAGTAGTGATTTTACACAATTGATTTCTCGTTTGACTGAATTGGAAACTCAAGATGCTGATGTTTCTCGTTTGATGACAGCTGCATTTGGTATGAGTGCAGAGTCAGGTGAGTTTACTGAAATTGTAAAGAAAGTATTTTTACAAGGTAAACCTTATAATGATGATAATGTTGAACATTTAAAAGTTGAACTCGGTGATATTCTGTGGTATGCTGCACAAGCGTGCATGGCACTTGATGTTTCTTTTGAAGATGTAATGGAACGCAATTATCTCAAATTAAGTGCTCGTTATCCTGAAGGTGCATTTGATGTTTATCGTTCTGAAAATCGTAAGGAAGGAGATATTTAATTTCATCTTCCCCTCTTTCTAAATACTAGAAAGAGGGGATTTTTTATGGCAGGAGTAATTTCAGAAAGACAGGAAGTAGGTGTAATTGATGCCATTAATAACCATCATGCACTTACTGGAAAACCATTCAATATTTTATCTGGCGAAGTAACAATTAGAGATGTTATTAGAGCTGAAAAATTTGGAGGTAGATCTTCTGCAGGAACTGAACCATATACTGATGTTATCATCACAACAAAAAAAGGAAAGGTAAATATTTCAAATAAAGGAACAAGTGCTCCTAGTATTGCTGGTGGTGGATTAGCTGGACTTGAACTTGCAGTTCCTGGATTTAGTGGCAAGTTCTTAAATAAAGCATTACAGGAATTGACTAGTCGTGGATTTAAAGATGGTGATCAAATTCCAGATGTATATGGAAAAGTTAGTGATAGTTTAAAAGAACTTATTGTTGTTGGAAATGCGTCTATGGGAGGCCCTATTGACTATATGTACATTGGGCCCATGGATGTAAGAGGAACAAAAAATGGAAATAATTTAGTATTGAATGGTAAGTTTCATGGTGCAAAAAAATATGCTAAAACTCATGATTTATATTTAAGGTTAAGAAAGAGAAGAACTGATCAACCGTTTGATACAAAATCAAAAGATAAATTTGGATATCCTTTAATTCTAGGTAAGTCACCTAGCAGGGGGGATACCGGTCGAAGAATTGTCACAGTCACCAAGCCACCAGCCAATGCCATTGTGGTAGAATTCTAATATGAAAAACACCCACCTCGAACACCTGGAAGACAACATCCTGAACAATGGAACTCAGGGTGGAAAAGATGCAATTGCTTTTTTAAAATCTCTTGGTAAGATGTTGTCTGAGGGTGATTCTGGAATGAAAATCACTACTAAGTGGGATGGTGCTCCTGCAGTAATTTGTGGAACTGATCCTGAAAATGGTAAGTTCTTTGTTGGAACTAAATCTGTATTTAATAAAACAACTCCTAAAATTTGTTACTCAGAGTCTGATGTAGATTCTTTGTATCCTTCTGGAGGATTGAATGAAAAACTAAAAACTTCTTATCGTTATCTTTCAAAACTTGGTATTCGTGGAGTTGTTCAGGGAGATCTTCTGTTTACGAATGATAGGTATATTGGGATGATTTCTGGTAAACAAGTTTGGCATTTTACTCCCAATACGATTACTTATGCGGTTCCCAAAAAATCAGAGATTGGGGATAAAATTGAAAAATCAAAAATGGGTATTGTATTTCATACAACCTATGTTGGATCTTCTCTCCAAACCATGACTGCAAGATTTGGTGCAAAAGTTCCTGGAGATGATGATGTATTTGTTGCATCTGCTGAATTTTCAAATGCAAGTGGTGCTGCAAATTTTACAATGCAAGAACGTAATGCATATGGTACTCTTATCAATCGTGCAGAAGGATCTCTAAAACAAGCATCTACATTTTTAAGTGTTTTGAACACGCAAGATAAATTTTCTTTTCATGCATTGTTTAAACAATTTTTCAATTCCTATATTAGATCTGGTATTAAGTTTGGATCAGTAAATGATACTATTCAAGGTTTTGCTGTATATTTTTCCCAATTAATAGATAAAGAAATTTCAACAAAAAAAACAAAATCTGCACAAGATAAATATAAAAAGATTAAAGATAGTGGTTTGAATTTTATTAAAGTAAATAAAAATCCAATTTACTTTACTATTGCTTCCTACTTCAATCTAATCAAGGCGAAAGATTTCATTATCAAAAAACTATCATCTGTAAATACTTTTGGAACTTTCCTTAAGACAGAAGATGGTTATCGTGTAACTGCTCCTGAAGGATTTGTTGCAATCAAGTCTGGAAGAGCTTTAAAACTTGTAGATCGTTTGGAGTTTAGCAGAGCTAATTTTACCGCCGCAAAAAGTTGGGATAAAGGATGAAAACATTTTTACAATTTCTTTCAGAAGCCGAAACAACCGCTTCCACCAGAGCCAAACAGATGGGGCTTCAGGGAGATGGTCATGGCGATTGGTACGATACAAAAGGGAAATTAGTTGCAAAGACTGTAAAGGGTCAGTTAAAAATATTTGGACAAGGTGCAGGGCCTCAACATCAAGCTCAACAACAGATTGATCCTCAGGGACAACTTAATGCTCTTGCACAACAGTCAGCACAAATGCAACAAGATCGTGCTGCTGCCGAACAAGAACAATCAAAAGATCTAGGAACTCTTACAATTGCATTTGGAAGATTTAATCCTCCAACTGCAGGACATGAGAAACTTTTAAAGAAAGTTGCAAATGTTGCTAAAGATGGTGATTATGTAATTTATCCATCAAGATCTCATGATCCTAAAAAGAATCCATTGGATCCTGATACTAAAATTGGATTCATGAAACAAATGTTTCCTGATCATGCCGATCATATTCAAAATGATGCAAGTGCAAAATCAATTTTTGATGTTCTAAAATCTGCTAATGAACAAGGATATTCTGGAGTAAATATTGTAGTTGGATCAGATCGTCTTCCAGAGTTTGAAAAACTTGCAAATAATTATAATGGAAAACTTTATGATTTCCAAAATATCAATGTTCTCTCTGCTGGAGAAAGAGATCCTGATTCAAATGATGTAAGTGGAATGTCTGCTTCTAAACTTAGAGCTGCTGCACTTTCAAATGATTTTGAATCCTTTATGAAAGGAATGCCTAAGGCTATGGATGAGAAGAAAACTAAACAACTCTTTTCACAGATTCAACAATCGATGAGTAAATCTTCGAAGAAAACTAAGAAGGAATCATATGAACTTTGGGAAATTGCACCTAGACTCGATCAACAATCTCTTCGTGAGAATTTTATTGCAAAGAAAATTTTCTCAGTTGGTAAATTGATAGAAAATATGCATACTGGATTAGTGGGCAGAATTATTCGTTCTGGTGCGAATCATTTGATTTGTTTGACAACTGAAGGAATTATGTTCAGATCTTGGATAACTGATGTTTCTGAAGTAAATTAATTATAAATAACAATAAAGTAAAAATATTTTTTGAATCACAATGTCTAATATCTGGAAACAGTCTTTTGAAGATTTAAGAACTTCTATCCAAGAGGCTGAAGAATCTTCTAAACAAGTAAGACAAGTTGTAGTCTCTATTCGTAATCTTGCAAAAAGAGAAGGAATTCCCATTCAAAAAGCTTATTCAGATTATATTGTCGGTCATTCCTTAAGTCCAAAAATTTCCACAATGGTGAGATCAAAACTCACTGAAGAGTTTGGAGTTTTTGAAGCTTTAGATCCAGTTGGAAAAGAAGATGATGATATTGATAATGATGGTAAGAAAAATACTAAGTCTGATAAGTATTTAAAAAATCGTAGAGATGTGAGAGGAAAGGCAATTCAAAAGGAAGGATATTCTAATTGGAGAGACGAATTCGAAAATTTTTTTTTTTGAATCGCAATTAGAAGAAAAGGTTCTTCCATCTTCACCTTATTGTGATGTAATGCCTGAACAAAAGCCAGAAGGCAAAGAAGGTAAAGAAAATGATGCTGAGAAAAAAAGACAAAATAAATTGTTAACTAGAAAAGAAGATTTTGATCCTCTTGCAGAAGAACTTGGTGGAACTCTTTTGGAATTTATCCCACCAGCAATAGCTGCAGGAGTTGTATACGCACCAGAAATAGCTGCAGGAGCTACACTTGCTCTTGGAGCAGCAACTTCATTATATAAGGGATTTAAACGGTTTAAATCCCTTAAGGGATTTAAACCTGGAACTCAACCTGCAACAAAACCACATAGACCTGGACAAAAACCAGTTGCTCCTCCATCCCATCCTGCGCCAAAACCAAAACCAGCTCCTAAACCAAAACCATCTCCTAAACCAAAACCATCTCCTGCTCCAAAGCCAACTCCAAAACCAGAACCATCTCCTAAACCAAAACCAGCTCCTGCTCCAAAGCCAACTCCAAAACCAGTACCAACAAAAATAAAAGCACCTGTAATTGTTGGATCCAAATCAAAACCAAAAACTAATAAAGTTCCACAAAATTTACCAGAACCAGTTAAAACCAAAATTCCAACTATAACTGAACCTCCTGGCGGTGGTGGTAAAAAGGGTGGAGGTAAAACTTCTGGCGGAAATTTTAGACTTCCAATACCAAAATTAAGTGAACCATCTAGAGGAATTGGTTTTGTTGCAGCTAAAAAATTGGTTTGATAAATAAGACAAGATCCTTCACACGAGGTCATTATGTCGGCAGTAATCGCATGGGCAATTGCTAACCAAGCACTTATCGCAACAGTATTGTTTGCAATTTCAGAAGCACTTGGAGCAAATCCAAAGGTAAAATCAAATGGTATTCTTTCACTCATTCTTATTCAAGCACAAAATGCTTTGAAGTCAAAGGGTGCTAAGGATATAACTCCTTAACTTTTGTATATGGTGAAAAGAGATCAAAAGTGAGATCTCTTTTGTTTATAAATATTATAAGAAAAAGAATTTTATAGGTAAAGAATATGGCTCTTTGGGGTTCAGCAGACGGAATTTACTCACCAGGAACTATTACTGTCAATTACGCAACTGAAACAATCACAGGTACTGGTACATCCTTTAGATCAGCTGGAATTACTACTAGAACTGTAATCACCATTGGTGTTGGTGGAACTTTTGGTAAGGCACTAGTTTCTGGAATAACTTCTGAAAGAGTTATTTCAATTGCAACAACTCAATATTTGAGTGGTGCTGCAATTTCTGGCGTTGCATTCACAATGTCAAATTCTCCAATTTTTGCTCTTGAGGATTCCAATTACAATCATAATGTTACTGGAGTTACTACTACTAAACCAACAAGTGCTATTTTTGGTGTAGATACAATTGAAGCTGGTATTGCTTATACTACTAAGTATAAAGTTGCTCATGCTGGTTGGGTTGGTATTCATACCTATGTCGATCAACATGGAAACTATAGAGTTAAATCAGAAACTTTAGTTGCATTCTCGGGTATTACTACTGGAACTCCTTCATATACTGCACCTGGAGATGCATCAGATAATGCATTCTTTAGAAACACTTAATATTAATTAATTGATTATGAGATTTGATGAGTTGAATGAAGATAACTATCTTTTATTTGCAATAAAATATTACGATAATCCCCAGTCTACAACAAAAGAAGATTTCTTCGATGATATGAAGAAATTTAAGTATGTTAAAAGATTGGTAAAACGATATAAAAAAACTGGGGATTTGCAAATTCATCTTATCATTAATCATATAATTACTTTGTTTAATATTTTTAATGATGCTACAATCCCTCTTTTATTTTTAAAATTGGAAGATGAATTGTGGCCAACTTTAAAAAGCTTTTTGGTATTTTTGGATCGTATTCCAGAATACCCTAAAACAGCCCTTCAAGAAATTCCTTGCGATAAATATTCTTTAGAACAACTTAACCAACTGCAATGAGTAAGTTAGATAGAATTATTGATATAATTAGATCTTTGCATGAAGATGGAGTAGTTGCTTCTGTTCCTACAAATAATGCATCTAGTGGTAATATTGCTGGTTTGCCTCCAGATCAACCTCCAGGAATTAAAAAAAGAATTTATTTGGGGAAAGGATCTCGTAAACCTTGGATGAGAAAAAATACCTCACAATAATTAATTCAATGTATAGTCCCTCTCAAACAATAGAAACAAAGGTTGCAATCCTTGAGGAGAAAATCCATACAAGTGAGCAGTTGATGCAACGTATTGAGAGTGCAATTGAAAAAATAAGTGAAGTAAATGCAAATGTAACTAAAATGCTTGTAGTTCACGAAGAAAAAATTAATAATGGGGAAAAGATAGAAGATATACTCTTTACAAAAATGGATCAGTTGAAAGATAAAATGGATAAGGATCATACTGCGGTATTATCAAAGTTGCAAGGATTAGAAAAAAAAGTTTGGGTTGGTATTGGAGTTCTGGCAGCAGTAAGTTTTACAATCAATAATTCAGGATTAGTTACTCACATCTTGACACAGACACAAGATACAGGTAGGATAGAAACAACAAAGTAGTATTCTTTTTGTAATGAGTTTTATTGATTCCAAATACATCGGGTTAGTATCTTCCCGATTGGATAAGTTTGCAAAAAAGAAAGACGGATTATACAATTTTCGATGCCCTTATTGTGGAGATTCTCAACGACATAAAAATAAAACCAGAGGGTATATTTACAGAAATAAAAACGATCATAACTTTAAGTGTCACAATTGTGGAGTCACTAGATCTTTTACTTACTTTTTAAAAGATTTAGATGAACCTCTTTATAAGGAATATATTTTAGAGAGATATAGAGAAGGTATTACAGGAAAAGGTACTGTCACACCTTCTCCAGAATTTAAAACTGCAAAACCAATCTTTAAAAAAATTAAAGAACTTGAACACTTTAAAGGTTTGGATAAAATCTCGAATCTAAATACTAGACATCCAGCAAAACAGTATCTAATCGACAGACAAATACCCGAGAAATTTTTCTCAAAGTTTTATTTTGTAGAAGATTACAATCGCTGGTCAAATATTCCAAATGACTTTAAAGAATCAAGAATCATCCTGCCACTCATTACAAAAGAAGGAAATGTTTTCGGATATCAAGCAAGATCTTTGGATAAAAATTCAAAATTACGTTATATTACCACCATCTTGGATGAGGAATATCCTAAATTATTTGGACTTGATCGTATAAATCCTAATGAAAATATTTACATTACAGAGGGTCCATTTGACTCTCTTTTCTTGTCTAACGGATTGGCGATGTGTGGGGCTGATGTTGTACTTGATAATGTATCTTACCCTTGTAGGACATTTGTTTATGACAACGAACCAAGAAATTCCCAAATCATCAAAAGATATGAAAGTTGTATTAACAAAGGAGAAAAAATTGTTATTTGGCCATCGTCAATAAAAGAAAAAGATATTAATGATATGGTACTATCTGGACGAGATGTTCAACGTGTGGTAGAATGTAACACATATTCTGGTTTAGAAGCAAAAATTAAATTCACCGAATGGAAGAAAGTATGAGCAACGGAATTAAAGTAAAAAAAAGAAAAGGAACTGTCGAACATCTAGATCTAGATAAAATGCATATCATGGTGGATATGGCATGTGATGGTTTGACTGGAGTTTCTGCATCTCAGGTGGAGATGCAATCTGGAATTCAATTTTATGATGGAATTACTACTGCAGAAATACAAGAAATTTTGATTCGTGCTGCTAGTGATCTCATCACTTTGGATAATCCAAACTATCAATTTGTTGCTGCAAGACTTTTGTTGTTTGCTGTTCGCAAACAAATCTTTGGTAAGATGATGGAACTTCCAAACCTTTCACAACATGTGTTTGATGGAATTGATAAGGGAATTTATGATTCAGAAATAATCAAAAAATATAATTATGTTGAGTTTGAAGAACTGAATAATTATATAGATCATGATCGTGATTTTTTATTCACATATGCTGGGCTTCGTCAAGTAGTTGATAAATATTTGGTTCAGGATCGTAGCAGTGGAAAAGTATTTGAAACTCCACAGTTCATGTACATGCTTATTGCTATGGTTATTTTTTCCGAATATTCTAAAGAAACTAGACTTTCATATGTGAAGAGGTATTATGACGCAATCAGCAAACACAAAATCAACATTCCAACTCCTATCATGGCAGGAGTTAGAACAACACTTCGACAATTTGCGTCTTGTGTTCTTGTTGATGTTGATGACTCCCTCGATAGCATCTTTAGCAGTGACATGGCTATTGGTCGCTATGTTGCTCAAAGGGCAGGAATCGGTATCAACGCAGGTAGAATCCGTTCTCTCAACAGCAAAATTAGAGGGGGTGAAGTGGCTCACACTGGAGTTATACCATTTCTCAAAAAGTTTGAAGCAACTGTCCGTTGCTGTACGCAAAATGGCATACGAGGAGGAAGTGCGACAGTCCACTTCCCGATCTGGCACCAAGAGATAGAAGACATTCTTGTCCTTAAAAACAACAAAGGAACCGAAGATAATCGTGTTCGTAAGTTAGATTATTCTATTCAAATCAGCAAGATCTTCTATGAACGATTCATTCAAAACGGAGAAATCACACTCTTCTCCCCACATGATGTTCCTGGTTTGTATGATGCTTTTGGCACTGATAGATTTGACAACCTTTATGTGGATGCAGAACGAAATGCATCTATTCCAAGAAAAACTATCGGAGCTCAAGAACTCATTCTTTCACTTTTAAAAGAACGTGCAGAAACGGGTCGGATTTACATTATGAATATCGATCATTGTAATTCTCATTCTTCTTTTAAGGATAAGGTTGAAATGAGTAATCTTTGTCAAGAGATTACACTTCCAACAAAACCTTTTAATCATATTGATGATGAAAATGGAGAGATTGCACTTTGTATTCTTTCTGCAATTAATGTTGGAAAACTTAAAAATCTAGATGATCTTGAAGAACTTTGTGATCTTTCTGTTCGTTCATTGGATGAATTGATTGATTATCAAGGATATCCAGTTAAAGCTGCAGAGATTTCAACTAAAAATCGTAGATCTCTTGGTGTTGGTTATATTGGATTGGCTCATTATCTTGCTAAACATGGAGAACATTACGATGATCCAAGTGCTTGGAAATTAGTTCATGATTTGTCAGAAGCATTCCAATACTATCTACTCAAATCTTCCAATGAACTTGCCAAAGAAAAAGGACGTTGTGGATACTTTGATCGTACTAAGTATTCTGATGGTATTCTTCCTATCGATACTTACAAAAAGGATGTTGATGGACTTGTAGCACCTGCATATTTTTATGATTGGGAATCTCTTAGGGCTTCTATTTTAGAACATGGACTGAGAAACTCAACTCTTTCTGCACAAATGCCTTCGGAGAGTAGTTCTGTTGTATCTAATGCTACAAATGGAATTGAACCTCCCCGTGGATACTTATCTGTAAAAAAATCCAAAAAAGGCCCACTCAAACAAATTGTACCTCAATATGGAACTCTCAAAAACAATTATACTCTTCTATGGGATATGCCTGACAATATCGGTTATATTAATATTGTCGCCATTATGCAAAAGTTCTTTGATCAAGCCATCAGTGGAAACTGGTCATACAACCCAGAAAACTATCCAGACAATGAAGTTCCAGTCTCAGTAATGGCTCAAGATCTTCTTACTACTTATAAACTAGGTTGGAAGACATCTTATTATCAAAATACATATGATATTAAGACTGATAATTATGAAGATGTGAAAAAATCATTAGAAACCCTTGTTTCAGAAGTATTAAGTTCGGAGGAAGAAGATTGTGAATCCTGTAAAATTTGAAGTAAAATTGGAAAAAAATGATGTGAATAGAATGACTGTATTTAATACTGATGAAGTTGATCTTAAAAAACAACCAATGTTTTTTGGACAACCTCTTGGAATACAAAGATATGATGAATATAAATATCCAATCTTTGAAAAACTAACTACACAACAACTTGGTTATTTTTGGAGGCCTGAAGAAGTATCTCTTCAAAAGGATCGAGCTGATTATCATACATTACGTCCAGAACAGAAACACATCTTTACTTCTAATTTGAAGTATCAAATTATGTTGGATAGTGTTCAGGGAAGAGGCCCTGGAATGGCATTTTCTCCACACTGTTCACTGCCAGAACTGGAAGCGTGTATGAAAGTCTGGGAGTTTATGGAGATGATACACTCACGTTCCTATACTTATATTATCAAAAATGTTTATTCAAATCCTGGAGATGTATTTAATACTATTCTTCGGGATGAGAGAATTCTTAGTAGGGCTAAATCTGTAACTGAATCATATGATGATTTTATTAATTCATCACAGAATTATGGCACTAAAGAAGAAATATTAGAAATTAAAAGAAAACTCTATCGTGCAATTACTAATGTCAATATTCTCGAAGGTATCAGATTCTATGTCTCGTTCGCTTGCAGCTTTGCGTTTGGTGAACTCAAACTTATGGAAGGATCCGCTAAAATTATCTCTCTCATCGCCAGAGACGAAAATCAGCATCTTGTCATTACACAAAATATTATCAATAAATGGAAAGAAGGAGATGATCCAGAAATGCAGCAAATTGCTGCAGAAGAAGAGGGATATGTTTATGAAATGTTTAAAAGAACGGTAGATGAAGAGAAACTTTGGGCAGAATATTTGTTCAAAGATGGTTCTATGATTGGTTTGAATGATAAACTTCTTCAACAATATGTTGAGTGGGTTGCTAATCGTCGTATGAAAGCGATTGGTATTAAACCGATGTATGATGTTTCATCTAAAAATAATCCTTTACCATGGACTGAACATTGGATCAGTTCTAAAGGGATGCAGGTAGCGCCACAGGAGACTGAGGTGGAATCATATATTGTCGGTGGAATCAAACAAGATGTTTCTTCCGATACATTTGCTGGATTTAAACTTTAAAATTTTTGAATAATATTGGAAGGGGGCTTGACGCCCCCTTTTTTTATGTGTAAAATAACTCTGTAAGGGTTCATAAGGATGCTCTAGCTTATAAATACTTAGAGCCTTTAATAAATATCGATGACTCTTGTAGAAAGAATCTTAATGCAAACCGCAAAGAAAAAAAAATCAGGAACAATGAATATTCCTGGTTCTGAAGGTGCTGCAAGAAAAGATGTTGCAAGAGCTGGATTTCGTAAAAGAGGTCCAGTAGAAGAACCAAAAGTAACGAAGAGTGGTGATGATGTTCCTGTATGGGTAAGAAGTCATAAAACTCCTAGAGATTATGCTGCTCATACTGCAAGACAAAAACATAAAGAAGGTGAGAAACCAAACGTTAAGGCCTTAAGAACGCAATTGCATCAGACTGGTGCAAAGAAAGATACCGAGGTTCATGACATTACTGTTGGTTCCCCTAAGTCGAAAATTAAAGAACCTGGGCAACGTGCCAGAGCGTTTGTACGGGGGTTGAAACATGTTGCAGGTGAAGTCAAGTCAAGAAAGGGTATTGCGACGAATACACCCACGGCCATCAGTTCCTCAGGTAAGAAGAGAAAAAGAAGTGATAATGAAGGTTCCGAACAAAGAGGTAGGATCTATCAGAAACTTGGTATGGGCGAAAGAAATCCAAAAACAGGAGTACAAATGGCTAAAATTAGAGAAGGAAGAATTTCATTTGTTGATTTTCTATTAATTGCAGAAGGTAATCCCACTGCAAGAATGTTACAGAAATCGAAGACTCAAGTGACTGGACACATTTCTGCTGATCGTGGATCTGATGAAAATAAGAATAGAGAATCAAGAAAGTCTTTAGAGAAAGGACTTCAGAAACATGGTATTGGATATAAGAAAGGAGTTGGTGAATATAAGTATTCTTCTGGAGAGGGAACAGGTAGAGAAGTTTCTTATCAGATATCCAAACCAGAAAGTATGTCAAAAAGAAAATTTGGAAAAGTAACCCGTAGGTTGGGACGCAAGCACGGACAGGAATCCGTTATCACAAAAGATAAAGAAAAGCAAGCCAAGTTGCATTATACTGAAAAAGGTAGTAAAATGAAATCTGATTCAATCGGTGGATCTCAACCAGGGAAACACCCTGAAGGATACGGCGAGACTTCTGGCACCCGTGTTAGAAGTGGTAAACTACCTCAAAAAACAAACAAACCTGCTTATCATTATGGATGATTGGAAATCTGAATACCTTTCGTTAAAGAAAGTGACTAAATATCAACAAGAGCTCTTGGAGAATGGCCCTAAGAGTTTGAGTCAGTCGTGGGCTCTAGGAGCAATGAAGACTGATTGGAAAAGGTTGAAAGGTATAAAGAATGAAAACTCAGAGTGCAAAAGCGAAGGGGAGGAATCTTCAAAAGTGGGTTAGAGATAAGCTTATTGAAATGCTTGATGTGCATCCTGAAGATATTGAATCTCGTTCTATGGGTGCAGGCGGAGAAGATCTGATCATGTCTAGATCTGCAAGAGAAAAGTTTCCCATGAGTATTGAGTGTAAGAACGTAGAGAAACTCAACGTATGGGAAGCTTATGAACAAGCTAAATCCAATTGTGGTAAGTATGAACCGATTGTTATCATGAAAAAAAACCATAAAAAACCACTAGTGGTTGTAGATGCAGAATATTTTATAAGCTTGTTTAAAGACGCCTTGCCAAGTCTCCTAGACACCTGATATGATGTTTTTTTCAATGGACACATATGATTCGGGTAAAGGTTGAACTTGAACCTCATGGTATGACTATCAACAGTAAAACACTTGCTGAAATTCGAATTTGGAATACAACTGCTAGAGGATTGGCTGGTAGTCATAGTTATGAATATGAAGTATATGAACCAGCTCCTTTAAATGGAAATCCAATTCTTAAAAAAGGTGGTATTACAAAATACAATCGCAATCAACCTGTAATTGAACTATTGAAAAAAGTCCTAACAGATCTTTAAAATAAATACTGAAACATCCAGTTTTAATTATAAGTTTTTGAGATGTAACCTAGAGCCCAGGAAAGTGCCTCCCGAGAGGGTTGGTATACCCCCTTTCTATTGGGATGTCGAATTCTATCGGAGTTAATGCAAAATTTCTTTACAGTAGCCCTGCCCCTTCTGGCATCGGTTACAACCCCCATGGCAACACTGCCTGGTATATTTCCTCCTCCTCCAGTGAGTGGATTACCACTATTTTCTATTATTAAGGAGTTTGATACCAAGACAGCAATCCGAGAGGTTGCTCCCGAAAAACCAAAAGAGAAAAGGCTAATTTGTAAAGGGTGTTCAAATGTAGAGCAAAACGCTCTTGATTACTTCCAAGACATTGGAATTAAAGACAGAAACGCCCTTGCTACCATCATGGGCAACATTAAACAGGAATCAACATTCCAATCTAGTGTTTGTGAAGGTGGTAGTATAACGTCATACAGAAACTGCTACGGCGGTTATGGATTGATTCAATGGACATCTGCCAACCGTTATCATGGATTGGGTGATTTCGCTAAGAAGTATGGTGGTTCTCCATCATCACTTCAAACGCAACTTCGTTATCTAACAAATGAAGTTCAATGGAAGAGGATTGAGGAGAAGATGAAAACTCCTGGTAAATCCATCTACTCTTACATGGACTATGCGTACAGTTGGATTGGTTGGGGACATCATGGTGCTCGCACATCATATGCCCATGATTATGCTTCTAAACTGATTCAAGTAGAAGTCTGATTTAACAGTTGACAAGTTCCTTCACATGGGGTATTATAGTCTTGTGTGAAGGAAGTGCTGGAGAGGATTTTCCTCTCCATTCTGGGAGGGTGGTGGAATCGGTAGACACACCAGACTTAAAATCTGTTGGGCGTATGCCCGTGGGGGTTCAAGTCCCCCTTCTCCTATTCCCTTCTAAATATGCAAAAGGGAAAGCAATATGGGATATAAGATTGAAAAAGCATATTGCTGGTACAACAAAGGAACTGAAATTGTTTTGATGTACTTTATCAATCATATTCCATTTACTTTTGATGAACTTCCAGACTTTGTGATGGAAGATTCTGAAATCATCAAAAAATCAGATGAACAACGTCGTTGGGAACCTGAAGATCTCTACAAGTCATCTTTTTATTTGATTGACGAGCTTTGCCATCCAATGATTTTTGATGTATCATTAGAGAATCCTCAGGATCTTCCTGTTGATTGACTCAGTAGCTCAGTTGGATAGAGCATCTGCCTTCTAAGCAGTTGGCCGGGGGTTCAAGTCCCTCCTGAGTCGTTGGAGATTAATCTCCATTATTTACTTTATTATTTTATTATGGAAGAAATTACTTATCGACTTTCTTATCAGTGCCGTAATAGTGAAAGTCGCAACACTATTATGGATCTTGATGTTGGTTTTGATAATCCAACAGAAGAAGTTCTGCAACAACGCATTAACACTTGGCTGGCTGCGATTGGTGCAAATCTTGTAGTTGTGGTAAAATAGTATCACATTCCCCTATAGCTCAACGGCAGAGCAGAGAGCTGTTAACTCTAAGGTTCCTCGTTCGAATCGAGGTGGGGGAGTTGGGAGATTGGCGCAGCGGTAGCGCAGCTGCTTTACACGCAGACGGTCATTGGTTCGAATCCGATATTTCCCATCATATATAAAATATGAGAGGTTACAATGGATTAATAAAAATGTTAATAGTCAGATGCAAATCTTGCAACATGGAGTTGACAAGTCATCCAACAAGAAGTAAATGTTGTGGATGTGAAAATATGACAATGGTTAAAGGAGACACTATTACTGCTGTTGACTTATCCAAAATTGTCATGTTAAACTCAACAAAAGAAAATAAAAAATCAACGGTTCTCACTTCTCAAGATCTTCAATTTCAAGAAGATCGTAAGAATAGAAAAGTTTCTAAAAATCTTTTAGATTCAGTTGATATAAGGTAATGGAAGGTTGACCGAGTGGTTGATGGTGGTAGTCTTGAAAACTACTGAGGTTTGTAGCCTCCTAGGGTTCGAATCCCTAACCTTCCTCCACGGAATGTAGCTCAGTTTGGTAGAGCACTCGCTTTGGGAGCGAGAAGTCGCAGGTTCGAATCCTGTCATTCCGATTTCATAAATATTGACAAACTTCTATGGAAACTATCACAGTGCAACAACTTCAACAGAATTTTGACGAAGTATTTGAAAAAGTTGAACAAGAAAAAAAATCTTACTATATAACTGATGAAGATAATAAAAGGTTTCTCTTGATGCCTTATGACTATTATCAACAATATTTCGAGAACAACAACGAAGCACCCTGATGGATTACACAGTAGAATTAATTGAAGACGAAAATGGTGATCTCGTCTTTCCATTTCCTGCAGAAGTTTCAGAAGAAACTGGATGGAAAGACGGAGATGTATTAGAATTTAAGATAGAAGGAGAATGGATACGAATACATAACATCACTAAAAATAAATGATGTTAAGCGAGTGAGACTTGGTAGTCAGAGGAGCCTTATAAACTCTTTCCGCCAGATTAGCGGCTTTGACCTGGTTCGAATCCAGGCACTCGTATTGTTATTCTCTATTTGCGAATAACGAATGCTCCTTTAGCTATCTGGCGAAAGCGGCGAACTCATAATTCGTTTCAGGTGGGTTCGATCCCCTCAAGGAGCATGGGACAGATCCGAAACTGTTCCTATTGACAAACCAAACCTACCATTCTATAATTACAGAGTAAACACAAAAAACAATGTCTTGCACACATTTTTATTCTAAGTTCCGTTCAAATCTTGATGTTTTGAAACAAACAATTGAAGAAGGAGTTGATCTAGATTATCAACATCCAAAACTTTATAAAAAACTTTGTCGTTATTATAAAGATCTTGGTGTTCGACTCTATAATGATGTCAATGGTGATTATGAAATTATCATGAATTGTCTTGAAGCCGATCTTATTGATAGTGGAGTTTTGGTATGATGTCTACTAAACGGGAAACAAAAGTAGATGTTCTTCTTGAAAGGGAAGGATATAGATTTGTACAAAAGGGTATCATTGAACTCAATGGTAAACCTGATTATCGTCTTCAAAAAAAAGATGAATATACTGATCGTTGGTATGACATTTATTATTTTGACAATCAAATGCAATGTGAAATTGCAATGGAAGACATTGAATACGCTAAATGGTTAGACCCTGATGGTGTTTACTGTTATCGTTATCTTTGTCCTGATTGATAGACATGGAGAGTCTTTAAAAACCCTGGTCGGGAGCAACCCCTTCAGTCACGGAGAGACTTTAAAAGTACTGGTGGAGTCAATTATGACCCTGTTGTTTTATTGCTTTTCTCAAAAGCAATTGGTGCGGGTGGGGAATACTGCCGCCTGGTTTCCAATTTCCAGTTAAAGAATTGGTGGCGAGCCAGCAAGGGGGATTGACTTCCCCCACCTTGCCTTTGTAGCTCAGTGGTAGAGCAGGGCTTTTGTAAAGCTCAGGTCGCAAGTTCAAATCTTGTCGAGGGCTTGACATAATACTCGTTATGTCTTATACTTTTCTGGTGTGAAGGAAGTACGCTGAGAGTGATGCCAAAAGTAAGGCACCCCGACAAGGGATACAGTAGAAGGATGCGAAACCTTCCACTCTCACAAACATTAGGTAAGTAAAGTAAAAGGAGCATGGGAACCAGTAATGGAGATACCGCACCTGCCTATATGCGGTTGTAGTTCAGTGGTAGAACGCCATCCTTCCAAGTTGGATGTCGCTGGTTCGAATCCAGTCAGCCGCTTTAAATAATCTATTATAAATTATTTTAAAATAATTTTTTTTTAAAATGAAGTTAGATCCTAACAAAATAACTAGAAATATTTGGTTCAATGAACGAATGAATCAATGGAATTGGGTTTTAATTTATGGTGATCACCCAAATCTTCAAATGCATTCTGGTAATGCAATTGACAAAAAACAAGCAAAACATGATATAATTGTAACTATGCAATGGATGGAAGAAAATTTGTGAAGATTGCTTTAATTACTGGTATTACTGGGCAGGATGGATCTTATCTTGCTGAATTGCTTTTAGAAAAAGGATATGAAGTACACGGAATCATCAGACGATCCTCCCTTATCAATACTGACAGAATTGATGGGATTTATGATCGTCTTAATCTTCACTACGGCGATCTTACTGATTCTACTAATATAGTAAGAGTTATTCAATTGGTGCAACCAAATGAGATTTATAATCTTGGTGCTCAAAGTCACGTTAAGGTATCCTTTGAGATGCCTGAATACACTGCTGATGTGGATGCTATGGGAACTCTTCGTATTCTAGAATCAGTTCGTATTCTTGGAATGGAAAATAAAACTCGAATTTATCAAGCATCAACTTCTGAAATGTTTGGTAAAGTTCAAGAAACTCCGCAGAAAGAAACTACACCTTTCTACCCTCGATCTCCTTATGGAGTTGCTAAAGTTTATGGATATTGGATTACCAAAAACTATAGAGAATCCTATGGATTACATGCAAGTTCTGGAATTCTTTTCAATCATGAGTCTCCCCGTCGTGGTGAGACATTTGTAACTCGTAAGATTACTCAGGCACTCTCTAAGATTTCTGTAGGACTTCAAGATTGTTTGTATCTTGGCAATCTTAATGCTAAACGTGATTGGGGACATGCTAAGGACTTCGTAGAAGCAATGTGGTTAATGCTTCAACAAGAGGAACCAGATGATTATGTGATTGCTACTGGAACTCAATACTCAGTTCGTGATTTTGTTGATGAAGCAGCACCTTATTTTGGTATGAGGATTGCGTGGATGGGTGAAGGTATGAATGAGATTGGATATGATTTGAATACTAAAAAAGAAGTCATTCGAGTTAATCCTAAATATTTTCGTCCTGCTGAAGTTGAGACTTTGTTGGGTGATGCCTCAAAGGCAAAGGAGAAACTTGGTTGGGAACCAAAAATTACTTTTAAACAATTAGTTGAGGATATGTGTGTTTATGGACAATAGTATGTTTTATAAAATTGAAAAATGCAGAGTTTGTAATAATCAAAATTTGATTACAGTTCTTGATTTGGGTAATCAATATCTTTCTGGTATTTTTCCTAAGGAAGTTGATCTGGATATGTATAAAGGCCCACTTAAACTTGTAAAATGTGATGAAACTACAGGTGGATGTGGGCATGTGCAATTAGAACATACATTTGATCTTCCTACCATGTATGGATCTGAATATGGATATCGTTCTGGATTGAATGGTGGTATGGTAAAACATCTTCAATCTAAGTATGAAAAGATTGTAGAATTTGTAAACCTAAATGATAGGGATATAGTTATTGATATTGCTGGGAATGATGGAACATTTCTTGGATTTTTTCCCACAAATCTAAAACTTTTAAGTATTGATCCAACTTCTAAAAAGTTTAGCAAATATTTTCAACCACATGTTGATTATGTTGCAGACTTCTTTTCTGAAAAACTTTATAAGTCTTATTTCCAAGAACAGAAAGCCAAACTAGTTACATCATTCTCAATGTTCTATGACTTGGAAGATCCTTGTCAGTTTGCAAGAGAAGTCAATAGTGTTCTTGATCCAGAAAATGGAGTCTGGGTTCTAGAACAAAGTTATATGCCAGAAATGTTGAGAGTGAATTCTTTTGATACAGTATGTCATGAGCATCTTTCATATTATGGCATGAGACAGTTAAAACATATTATGGATCAATCTGGATTCAAAATTATTCAATTTGAATTTAATGATGTAAATGGTGGAAGTATTTCTATGATGGTTGCTAATAAAAATAGCAAATATGATGAATGTACTCAAATGTTAAATGATCTTCTTCAAGAAGAATTGGATCTTAAACTTGATACTACTGAACCTTGGAAAAAGTTTTCTGATAGAGTTGATGGATGCAAATCTGAATTTTGGAAAATTATTGAGGATTGTAAAAAAGATGGACTTAAGGTTGCTGCTCTTGGTGCCAGCACTAAAGGAAATGTAACACTTCAAACATGGGAAATTACCCCAGAAGATATTCTGGTTGTTGGTGATGTAAATCCAGATAAAGATGGATCATTTACTCCAGGAACTTGGATTCCAATTAAAGACGAAGATAGTGTTCTTGCTGAGTATGATGTTTTTGTTATTCTTCCTTGGCACTTTAGAAATTTCTTTGTAAATAACGAAAAATTTAAAGGTAAAAAATTACTATTCCCTCTCCCTAAACCCGAACTTATTACTGTGTGATAATGAATAAAGATTCTAAAATTTTTGTTGCTGGACATCGTGGATTAGTTGGATCATCAATTGTGAGAACACTTTATGAAAGAGGTTATACAAATATTATAACCAGAAGTAGATCTGAGGTTGATCTTCTTAATCAAAAAGAAGTTGAAGAGTTTTTTGATTCTGAAAATATTGATTATGTTTTTGATGCTGCTGCTCGTGTTGGTGGAATCTTTGCTAATGATCATTATTCTGGTGAGTTTATTTACGAAAATATTCAGATTCAATCAAATTTGATTCATTATTCTTGGAAGTATAATGTAAAAAAATTTCTGTTTTTGGGATCTGTTTGTATCTATCCTAAGTATGCAGAAGTTCCAGTTAAAGAAGAATCTTTATTGACTGGATATCTTGAACCGACAAACGATGCTTATGCAGTTGCAAAAATATCTGGCATTAAGATGCTTCAGGATTATCATAAACAATATGGATTTAAATCTGTTTCATTGATGCCTTCAAATCTTTATGGTATTGGTGATAATTTTCATCCAGAAAATGGACATGTCATTCCATCAATGATGACAAAATTCAATAATTCGGATGGTAAATCTGTTACTTTCTGGGGTGATGGAACTCCTATGAGAGAGTTTCTTTATTCTGATGATCTTGCAGATGCTTGTTTATTTGCAATGGAACATTATGAAAATGCTGAACTGATTAATGTTGGTTCTGGTGAAAACGTAACTATTGAAAATCTTGCAAAGACAATTGCTGGTATTGTAGGATATACTGGGAACATTGAATGGGACACAACCCGTCCAAATGGAACTCCCAATCGTCCTCTGGATTATTCTAAAATGACTGAACTTGGGTGGAAACCAAAGCATAATCTTCATCAAGGATTAAAGAAAACCTATCAATGGTTCATTGAAAATAGTTATTATGATAGTTCTAAATGAAGTATTCTAAAGTAATCATTTGGGGACATCCATTATATTCTCATACCCATTCATATGTTCATGAAGCATATTATAGGGCATTTAAAAGTATGGGATATGATGTTCATTGGTTTCATGATGAAGATTATCCAGAAGACTTTGATTACACAAATTGCCTGTTTATTGGTGAAGGATTTGCAGATAAAAAAATTCCTATAAATGACACAAGTTGTTATTTAATTATGTACTGTCCATCACCAATTAAATATCAAGAAGCTGGTAGATATATTGATGTAAGAATGTCTGCAGTTAACTTTAAGGATCATATTCAAGAATACTCCCTAAACAAAAATACCGCAACTAAAATTGGACCTGCTTGTTATTTTGTTCCCAAAACTCTTGAAAAAGTTAAAGTTAAAAATGATTATGTCGATTACGAAATGAATGATTATGATAAGGTATACATTGCTTGGGCAACAAATCTTCTCCCCGATGAATTTGAAGAAGAAGACATTTATTTGGAGAGGGAAAATGCAATTTATTTCTTTGGAACTATCTCTTCTCATGGAATATGTGAAAATTATTCTAATTGGCAACCATTCTTAAAAGCATGTGGTGATAATCAAATCAAATTTATTCCTAATGATCCTTGGCAAAATCCTGTGTCTATGTGTGATGTAATTGTCAATACACAAAAATCACTCTTAGGTATTGATATTCGTGGATCAGAACATTTAAAACAAGAATTGTTAACTTGTAGAGTATTTAAAAATATTAGTTATGGACATTTAGGATTGACAAATTCAAAAGCAGTATATGAAGAACTTGAAGGAAATTGTATTTACAATGAAAATACTGAAGAGTTATTTTATAACGGTATGAAGAATAAAAACAATTATAAGTTAATATCTGATGGGATGAAGTTTGTTCAGGAGAACCATACATACATAAATCGAGTAAACACTTTGTTATCAATTCTATGACAACTAACATAACAAATATTGGTATTATGATGAGTTGCTTTGATGAAGTCGAAGCAGTTGTATTTGCAATACAAGAATTAAGAAAATTTTATCCAGAAAATAAAATTTATATTTTCAACGAGAGTAATAAAGATTATAGTTTTTTACTTAAAGATGATTGCAATATAAAAATAAAAAATGATAAAGACACGATGAGTTTTTATTATCAAAACACTATCTCTGATGTTTACTTACTTCCAGAATTTCAATTAAAAATTCAAGATGCACTTTTAACTTTTCTAAGTAGAGTACATCAAACTATTGAATATTCTCAGAGTGAATATTTGTTATTAATGGATCCAGATGTATTGATAAGAGGTGAATTAAATATACCATCAAACATTAATCTTCTTGGTTCTTTAAGAAATCGGGGAGTTCCATCATCAACAAAAAAAATATTGCAACAGATTGAAGATTCTATAGTTATAGATGAATGGGGAGCAACACCTGGAATATTTAAAGTTGAAACTTTCCTTAAAGCTTATGATAAATTTATTTCCATTCCCAATCTGCTACAAAAATTTACTAAATCATGGTATGCTTTCTATGCTCATGATATAATTATACCAATGTTATTTGCCCTTATAGGGGAAAGAGAACACTTAAATGTTGATTTTACTGAATGTAATAGTGACATTGATTGGCAAACAAATAATAAAAAATTAGTTCATCATTATAAAAAATACTATAGTGATGTTGAAATCAAATTTCCATTTTTCAAAGAAATATAAAATGCTATGAATGTCTTTATTATCAATCACTCCGTACAAAATTGTGGAGTTTATCAGTATGGAAAAAGATTTGGAAGTATTGCATCCAAATCTGAAAAATATAATTTCATGTATTATGAAGTAGATTCTGAAGAAGAATTTTCTAAACTATATGAAATTCATAAACCGAAAGCAGTAATTTATAATTATCTTGCTGGGACTATGCCATGGTTAAGTGGTAGAATAATTCAGACATGTAGGGATCAAGGTGTAAAACAATACACAATTGTTCATAACTCACACTACGATGGATTTGATTATTATTTGCATCAAAATCCATATCATCCACATGTAGATGGTAGGAATTTTGCCTTAGCAAGACCTTTATTTGATTACCAGTCACCTAAAATAGAACAGGATGACGATACTTTACATATAGGATCTTTTGGATTTGGGTTTAAATGTAAGTATATTGATGATATTTGTAAAATTGTCAATGAGCAATTTCCTGATCGGAAGGTTCAAATTAATTTGCATTTAACAGAATCTCATTATTCTCCAAATATGGATACGATTGATTCAATTAAACAGGATTGTCTAAATGCAATCACTCATGATAATATTAAATTAAATATGACTCATGATTTTTTGACTGACGAAGAAATGCTAAACTTTCTTTATAAGAATGATTTAAATATATTTTTTTATGAAAAGTATCCAGATAATTATTATAATGGTATTTCTTCTACAATAGATTATGCACTTTCAGTTAAAAGACCATTAGCAATCTGTGAAAGCAATATGTTTTCTCACATTTGGGATGTTCAACCATCCATTTGTGTGGAGCATAATTCTCTACCATCAATTATTGAAAATGGATTTGCTCCCTTAGAAGAAAAGTATAATTTATGGACGAATGAAAAGTTTATAGATATCTTAGAACAAATTATAGAAAAAACAACCGAAGTTATTATGACACAATTTAATTCTGATGCAAAACAAGATCAATTTGTTGCAAATATTTTAAAGTTTAAAAAAAATGGTTATTGTGTAGATATTGGTAGCCATCATTCAATCACTTCAAATAATAGTTATTATTTTCAGAACGATGATTGGACATCAATTAGTGTAGAACTTGATGGTTTATATAATGAAAGTTATTCTAGTAGAAAAAATGGAGTTCATCTAAATGAGAATGCTTTGGAAGTTGATTATAGAAAACAATTTGAGGAATATGAATTTCCAAAAAGTATAGATTATCTTTCTCTAGATGTTGATACTCTAAGTTTAGATGTTCTTAGAATTTTACCTTTGGATGAATATAGATTTAAAGTAATTACTATTGAGCACGATGGATATCTTTATGGTGATAAGTATAGAGAACCTCAGAGAGGTATTCTTAATTCTCATGGATATCTTCTAGTTTGCTCAAATGTTTATGTTGAACAACCTGGATACGAAGGAAAAGAATTTGCATTCGAAGATTGGTGGATTGATCCATCAGAATTTGATAATGATTTGATTGAAAGAATCAAATGTGAAAATACACTTCCATCGGTAATTATTTCTAAATTCTGATAATTTACCTAATATTATGATCAATACAATGGAAAATAAATTTTGTTTAGTGACTTCTCTTTTTAATATTGAAAGGGAAAGAATGAATGGTAATGATGGTAGATCTTGGGATGATTATTTGAAGTGGTTTGAAAAAACTCTTCAACTCAAGACTCCTATGATTGTTTTTTGTGAAGATGATTTAGTTGAGTTTATCGAAAAAAGAAGAGAGTATCCAACAAAAATAATTACGCATACTGTTTCAGAAATTCCTTATTACTACTTAAAGGATGAAATTCAAAAAATAATTTCTTCCAATGAATATCAAAGTAAAATAGGTGCTCCCGAAAGAATTGAGTGTCATCATCCAATGTATAATGTGGTTCAATATTCAAAATTTAAATGGTTGGATCAGGCAATAGAACTCAACCCATTTGATAGTAAATATTTTTTCTGGATTGATGCTGGTGCTTCTCGACATTTTGAAGGATTTGATACAAACAATAATTTTCCAAGTCAGGAATCTTTGGATGCATTGGATCAAATGGGTGAAAAGTTCCTACTCCAAATGAATATGGATTACTATCAAGATTTAGTAAATGCCGAAATCTTAACAGAAGAATACTTATGGGATGCTCGAGCATTTACCTGTGGATCTTTTTTTGGTGGAGAACTTGAGGCAGTTAAAAAAATAAATTGTGAAATTGGTGATATACTCATTAATAAAATGATTAATAATGGACTTGTGAATACCGAACAAACTGCACTAGGATATCTCTTGAAGACAAAACCAGAACTATTTGTCGAATATAGGAGATATAATGGTAAGCATATGGATATGTTTACAGAACTTTCTTAAGATAATTAAATGAATATTGCATTTATTGGCCCTGGTATTATGCCCATTCCTCCTGATGGATGGGGTGCTGTTGAAATGTTGATTTGGGATTATGCAACAGTTCTTGGGGAACTGGGACATACTGGATCAATCATTAATACTCCAGATAGATCTCAAATTATTAAAGAATTGAAGGAAGAAGAATTTGATATTGTCCATCTTCATTATGATGTCTTTCATGACATTATCCCAGAAATTTTAAATACAATTTCTGGTAAGTTAATCGTATCAAGTCATTATCCATACATCAATTGTCCAGATATGTGGGCAAGGGATAACTACAATCCGATAGTACAAAGTTATACTAAGAATGATGATTTTTATATTTTTTCTTCAACTCAAAACGATATTGATACTTTTGTGAGTTTTGGTGCCGATGAAAATCATTGTTGGTTGAGTAGGTTAGGAGTTCTTCCAGACTCTTATCAATTTGATGAGAATGCAACATATGATCGCACACTTTCTTTCTCTCAAATTTGTGATAGAAAACGTCAATACCTTATTCAAGATTTTGATAATGTTGATTTTATTGGTAGAATGGAGTATGGAAAGTTCATCAATAGAACAAACTACAAAGGGGAAATGTTGAGAGAAAAATTAAATACTGAAATCACTAAGTATTCTAACTTTACTCTTCTGAGTTCTGTTGAAAACACAACCCCACTGGTTGTTAAAGAGTCACTTATTTGTGGATTGGGTGTGGTAGTTTCTGAGCAAGTATCTGTGGAATTGGATACAAGTTTAGATTTTATTGATGTAATTCCAGAAGATAAGATTGAAGATCTTTCTTATGTTAAAGATGTTCTGAAAAAAAATAAAGAATATTCTGTAAAGAATAGGAATGATATTAGAGATTATGGAATTAAAACTTTTGGACTTGCTAATATTTTAGAATTTGAATATATCCCCAAACTTCAATCACTATTATGAGAATATCAATTATTGGACCAGCAACTCAAATTCCACCAGTAGGTTGGGGTGCAGTCGAAAGTTTAATCTGGGACTATAAACTTTCATTGGAAAAGTTGGGACATAAAGTTCAAATCATAAACATTTCAAATCCAAATGAAATTATTCAACGTGTGAATCATTTCAGACCAGATTTTGTTCATATCAATTATGATGATTGGATTACTCTTTATCCATATATCCAGTATCCTTGTGCAATAACTTCTCACTTTGGATACATTGAACGTCAGGATATGATGAATGGGTATGTAAATATCTTTAGACTCTTTCAAGATTACAAACCAAATATCTTTTGTCTGTCCGAGAACATTAAAAAAGTTTATAAGTTTTTTGCTGAAATTCCTGAAGAAAAATTATACATCAATCCAAATGGTGTAAATTCTTCTCTATTTAAAAAAACTGATTCTCCAAAGTATTCCGATAGAAGTATCTATTTGGCTAAAGTAGATTATCGTAAACGTCAACATTTATTCCAATCTATTGATTCTCTTTGGTATGCTGGCAATATTGCAGATTCTAGATTCAATACAAATAAAAATTATCTTAGAGAATGGGATAAGGATACTCTTCATGAGGAGTTGACAAATTATGGAAATCTGGTATTATTAAGTGATGGTGAAGCACATTCTCTTGTATTAATGGAAGCACTTGCTGCTGGACTTGGTATTGTAATCAGTGAATTTGCAACAGCAAATTTGGATTTAAATATGGAGTTTATCGATGTAATTCCAGAAAAGAGAATTGATGATATTGAGTATATTGAAAGTGTCATAGTTAAGAACAGGGAGTATTCAATTTCTCATAGAGAAGAAATTTTAGAGTACTCTAAAAACTTTGAATGGCATAATATTATAGAAAATTATTACATTCCAAATATTGAAAAATTGATTAGTAAGTTATGATTGGATTTAATGCTTTAGGGCAAATGGGTAGATTGGGAAATCAAATGTTCCAATTTGCCTCACTTAAAGGTATTGCAAGACATCGTGGATTTGAATATTGTTTTCCTCCCACGCAAAATAAAAATGAATGGACTGATCATCAATTGTTCAATGCATTCAAACTTTCTTCTACTACTCAATTAAATGTTCAGGTTATTGATGTTGACAGGCCAACAGTTTTTGAAGGAACCTTTTCATTTAATGAGAAGTTTTTTAATGAATGCCCCGATTGGGTATCTATTCAAGGATACTTTCAAACAGAGAAATACTTTAAGCACATTCGTGATGAGTTACTGAAAGACTTTGAGTTTCGGGATGAGATTTTGGAACCTTGCAAAGAGATGATGTCTCAATTTGAGAGTGATCCTATTGCGATTCATATTCGTAGAACTGACTATGTTACAAATCCAAATCATACTGCACTTGGACTTGATTATTATGAAGAGGCATTGAATCAGTTCGGTGATAGTGAAGTTCTTGTATTCTCTGATGATCCAGAATGGTGTAATCAACAGAAGTTATTCTCTGATGATAGGTTCTTGATTGCCGAAGGAAATACAAACTATGTCGATCTGTGCCTGATGACATTGTGCTCTGGACACATTATTGCTAACTCTTCATTCTCCTGGTGGGGTGCATGGTTATCAAATAGCAAGAAGGTTGTGGCACCTTCTGGGTGGTTTAGAG